GCTCATTGCGCCATCCAGACCACGACCATCTTGGAGGCGTCCCCGGCGCCGTTGCGTACGGTGCGGGTGGTGGTGCCGGAGCTTTGCGTCTGCTGCATCTGCAACTCGACGTAGTCCCCGGCGGCCATGCGCACGAGACCGGCGGCCCACAGGGCGGTTCCGGTGCTGCCGGTTCCGGTCATGGGAAGGCACGTCCACCCGGCGTAGGTGGTGGTGCCGCCCGCCGCGAAGGTCTGCTGCAGCCGCACGGCCCGGTAGCCGTTGTTCGTGGATGCGGCGTCGCCCTCGGAGATGGACGCGCATCCCGCGACCAGGTACAGGCCCGCACGCTGGCAGGTGTACCTGGTGTTGTTCGTGACGTTGTCGTGGCCGCCGTAGTTGTCGACGCTCTCGCTCGGGAACTGGACGCTCGTCCATGTGCCGGACCCGGTCGGGATGGTCTGGCTGGTGCCCTGGGAGGTGAGCCGCGCGATCGGCGGATTGTTCAAGAAGTTGACCGCGTCGCGCAGTTCCCGGTTCAGCGGCACGAGGGTGTGCCCGCCGACGGTGCCGGTCGCGGTCGCGGTGGCCCGGTCGGAGTCGACCCAGGTGTGCGGCACGCCCGGGAGTGCCGGGGTGGCGGCGCCGGCCCATGCCGTGTTCGCGCACACCCACCGCAGGGTCAGGGACGGGGTTTTGCCGGAGACGATGGTGTTGATGGCGCCGCCGGTGTTCTGGAAGGCCATCAGCTCGACGAAGTCGCCGTCCAAGCCGATCATCTGGACCAGGTCGATCGCCATCGTGTCGACGACGTGGCTGGTGCCGCCCGGCACCTTGCCGCCTTCGAGGACCGTCCCGGCGCCGTTCTTGCGGAACCCCGCGACGTGGACGTGTGCGGCGTCGGTGCTGTTGTACGGCACGTATCCGCTGCACAGGTACCAGTCGCCGGCGGCTTCTTCGCTGTTCGTGCTCGGCGCGAAGTACCGGCCCGTGTTGCTGGTGTCGGAGTGCCCGGCGTAGTTGTCGATCAGCTCGGACAGGCCCGTGACGGCCGTCCACGTGCCGGTCGGGATCGACTGGACACCCGCGGCGATGCCCTGGAACAGGGGGCGTTGCCGGTGCCACGCGACCCCGCCGCCCGCGTCGGCCTGGACGAACGGTGCTCTGAGCGGGGTGCCGATCACGCCGGGCGTCTCGTCGACCCAGGTGCGGGGCGCGCGCGGCGGAAGGACCACCTGCCCGTCCGGCATGAAGATGCGCGCGAGGTTGCTCATCACGCCCCCATCGCTGTGTCGCCGACGATGCCCAGAACCGGATCGTTCAGGACGCTCACCCGCAGCGGCGCGGCTGCCAGGGTGAGGGTGATGCTTCCGGTTGTCTGCTCGCCGTAGCTGCGGCTCGGCTGCCGGCGCAGCACCCGGCAGCGAATCGAGAAGGACGGTGCGCCGATCGGGCGCTTCGTGACGGTGATCAGGTCACCGATCTCGACGCCGAGCACGAACGGCCATCGCGCACCCGCCGCCGCGGCCTCGATCGTGACGGTCTCGACGCGCCGCTGCGGGTAGGCGTACCCGGACAGGTACCACCAGGTCATGTCCCAGGCGTCGGAGTCGGCCAGGAACTTCGTCGACCTGGCCAGGGTGCGGCTTCCGTACTTCCTCGCTGAGATCTCATCGACGGCGACGAATGTGGAGGTCGTCCCGAGCGTTGTCCCGAGGTCCGGCTCGAAGGTTCTGGTGTTGTCGATCTCGACGTCGTTGTACAGGAACGCGGGGTTGTAGCCGAAGGCGACGCCCGGCTGGTAGGGGATCTCCCCGCCCGTGGTGTCCTCACCCAGCACGGCGCGCGGTGCCTGCTGGTAGGCCGTCACCCGGTCCCGATACTGCAACTGGGAGGCCGCGTCGGTGAACAGCAGCCCGTCCCCGTACCCGGCGGCCTCGGCCACGGTGTCCCCGATCGAACCCGATGGGGCGCCGTCGCCGATGAAAGCGGCCCCGGCGCCAAGTACCCGGGTGCCCTTCCACGCGATCGTGTTCAGCTTCCGCTCGGCGAACTGAGCGATCGTCTCACCGGAAGCAATGGGCCCACCCAGCGCGGTCGTGTTTCTCAGTGACCGGATCTCTCCCGCCGACAGGACCCGTCCGAAGACCGCACAGTGGACGTGCAGTCCGGGGAGGGAGTGGCCGTTGAAGAACGCGTCCGCCTCGCCACCGATGCCGATGCCGGAGAAGGTCGAGACAAGGTTCGCCGCACCGCTGACCTCGGCGGCGCCGTCGCGGTAGAAGGTCCATGCGCTCGTGGTGAAGGTGATCGCCCACGACACCAGGTCTCCGGTTATCTGAAAGCCCGTGGCCGTCGTCGTGGCGGCGTGAGTCGCCTTGTCCCAGACGGTGATGTTGGTCCGGCCTGTCACGCGGGTGATCGACAGTTTCAGCACGGAGCCTTGCCCTGTGCCCGTAGCCGGGTCGGTGTTGCGGAGAACGAGAATGGTCGGGTCTGTGGTCGCGGCGGCGATCGTCGTCGCCTGCGCGTCGGTGACCGCCAGCACCCCGAAGACGGTGACGCCCCCCGTGATCGGCGGGAAGTCGGAGGTGCTGCCGACCAGCGCGTAACCCTTGGTGGCGATCTCGGCGGCGCTCTGACCGGTCTGCGCCCATCCTGACCCTTGGTCGCCGAGCAGCGACTGCACACCGCCGACACCCATGGCGAGATCCTGGGTTGCGGCCCCGAAGTCGGCAGTCGTGTTCGTGCCGCCCCCGAACTTGGAGGTGGTCTGGGTGAGCACGGCCGTGGACACCCCGGACGCGTTCGTGGCATACCCGGACCCGGACGCGTCATCGAGTGGCCAGTAGTGCGTCGGGTTACGGCGCAGGATCTCCCCGCGCAGCGAGGACACGGCGGCCGTGGTCAGGGTCTCCAGCGCGTCCGTGGCGACCGCCTGAACCTCGGAGTAGGCGGCGCCGTCGTAGGCCACGGGCAGGTCCCGCAGCCACCCTGACGCGGTCACATAGGTGACCCCCGCCCAGGTCTCCAGCAGCCTGTAGGGGATGTACAGGTCGATCGGGATACCGACGTAGTTGTCGCCGGACGCCGTCGCGGCCAGCGCACCCGATCCGCCGTCGGCGCGCTTGAACGTGACGGTGGTCGTCCCCGCCGCCGAGGCGGTTGAGACGACCTGGAAGACGGTGAACTCCTTCAGGACCCCGGAGGAGTTCGTGACCCGGAAGAAGTCGCCCTTGTTGATGTTCGCCGCGCTCGCGTCCGGGATCTTGATCGTGGTTGTTGTCCCGGCGGCGTTCGCGGTCGCCGCCCCGGCGGTGCGGGGGGAGTACGCGCCGTCGCGGTTGTCGATGACAAGGTCGCTCTGGCCCTGCTGCGCCGTACCCAGCTCCGACTGGATCCCGCCGTCGCCGTGGAACTCCAGCAGGCGCTTGGTCTGCCCCGTCCACTTCACCCTGCTCAGCGGCGTGGACAGGTCATATCCGAGACCGACCTGGAACTGTGCGCCGGGCCATGCCGGGTTCGGCTGCGGGACCGGCACGCCGGTCTGCCGGAGCGCGACGACCACGCCCGCCCAGTTCGCGGTGCCCGCCGACAGCGTGAACGTCACCGCGCCACCGGTGGTGGCCTCCCGCCACGCCGCGGCCACCCGCGTGTCGGGGCCGGAACGCGTCACCGGGGTCAGCCCGGTCCAGCCCGCGCCGGACGGGGTGATCGCCGTGGCGGAATCGGCGACGGCCGTTGCGACCATCAGGCAGTCCGCGGACCCGGACGGGGCCGGGGCGGTGAGCGCCAGACTCGCGGCGGCGCTGGCGGTGCCGGGGGTGACCGAGTCGACGGTCAGGGCGTTGTTGCCCATACCGGCGACCTCGAACACGTTCACGCACATGCTGCCGACGTCGCTCGCGGAGATCTGCATGGCGCTCGCGTAGACGTTGAGGAAGTCCCAGCCCGCGAACATGGCGGCCGGGCACGCCCACACCTCGGCCTGCAGCTGCGCGCCCGCGTGCGCGGCGTGCGCCTCGGCCGTGTCGGAGTACAGCAGCGTCCACACGTTCCGGGAGAAGTCGCCCAGGTTCAGCAGCGGCGCCGAGCCGTCCGTGACCCGGGCGGTGACGACGGCCACCAGCCAGTTCCCCGACGTGGGGAACGTGGTGATCTCGGCGTCGATGTCGGCGACGGCGACCGTCCACTGGTTGACGACGCTGATCGCCATCTATCGGCCCGCCTGCAGACCCACGGCCTTGCGGCCTTGCAGCAGCTTCTGCTGGACCATGTCGACGATGTCGCGGTCACTCCTGATCGAGCCCTGCACGGTCACGTTCACGTTCGTGACGTGCATGACCGTCGCACCGTGCCCCGACCCTGCACCCACCAGCCCCGCCACCCGCATCGCACCCAGCGCGGAGGAGCGCATCGAGGCCAGCGAGGACTGCGCGGCGAGGGCGGCGAGCTCCTCCGGCCGGTGCTTCGCGTGCGCCAGCTTCGCGAGGGCGGCCTTGGTCGGAGGCCGTGGCAGATTCACCTGCTTGCCGTGCGGGTGGAATCGGCCGCCCTTGGCGAACCGCTCGCCGGTCACCATCGCCGCCTGCATCCAGGACATGCCGGAGTTCAGCGCCGCGAGGGCGGCCGTGTTCTTCTCGGTGGCGTTCGCGTTCACCACGAACTCGCCCGTAGACAGCGCGGCGAGGATCGAGTCGGACGTGCTCGTCCCGGGCCCGGACACCAACCCGCTCGGCCCGCCGTCGGCGAGATGCTTGATCGGGCCGCGATCCATCGGCCCACCGTGGGCCTTCGGCCGATACCCGGAGATCGCTTGGCGCTGGTTCTGGTACGCCTGCACGGTGGTCAGGTGCATGGTCTGGTAGATGTCGATGTGCTTGCCGTGCAGGGCGTTGATGGCGTGCTGGTATGCCTGCAGCCGCGCCCGCGCCGAGGGGGTGTTGTCGTTGAGCTTGGTGCTCTTCTGGGCGGGGATCTTGTCCGCCGCGCTCTTGACGCCCAGCAGCTTCTGCGCCAACGCAATCGCCGCTCGGTGGGAGACGCCCATCGCCTGAGCGGAAGCGATGAGCCGGGCCCGCATCGTCGCGATCACGGCGGCAGTCGGATGCGTTTTGAGCTCGACATCCTTGATCGCCGCCGCGAGCTGCGACAGCGACTGCCTGTTCGTGTTCGCGGCGGCAGTGTTCTTGGTGATCCCGGCATTGTTGGCCTTGGCCTGCGCGGTGGCGGCCAGCAGCGCCACCCGGTATTGGGTTTCGGCGTCGAAGCCGGACTGGAAGGCACCCGTCAGCGCGTCCAGGGCGCTCTTGAGCTGCTGGGAGGTCAGCGCCGCGGCCTGCTGCGCCGTCATCAGGTGCTGCGTGCTCGCCGCCGCGACGGTCGCCTGCTGGGAGAAAGACGGGAAGGTGCGGTCAACGATGTCGAGCCCGTCCTTGGCGCCCGTGAAGGCGCCCTTGACCTTGCCCACGCTGGAGATCAAGCTCCCCAGGCCCGGGCCGAGCAGCAGCACATCCTTGCCGATGCTCTTGATCTGCGACCCGTACCTGATCAGGATGCCGATCGAGTCGCCGGTGTAGCGGACGAGCTTCGAGACATCCTCGACCAGGGCGTTGATGGCGCCCGGGTTCGCCGCTGCCGCGTCCGTGATCGCCTTCACGCCGGTGGCGATGTTGTTCATGATCGCGGGCATCCGTGGCCCGAGATCATCCAGCACGTTCGAGAATGCGTGGCCGATGCTCTGGATCGCCGGGTCGAGCTCGTGCATCGAGGAGGCGAAACTGAACGCGAACCGGTCGACGGCCGGGCTCATCTCATCGAACGCGGACTGCAGCGACGGCGCGAGGGCGTCGAAGGCGGTCTTGCCGTCGGCGGCGATGTCCTTCAGCGTCTTCTGCCACGCAAACGAGACGATCTGCGCTTCCAGCGACACGTGCTTGCGCATGTCGGTGAAGCTGCGTTTGACCTCCTCGTTCTTGGCCGCCGACATGATGCCGATCGCGGCCAGCGCGCCGCCGAGGCCGATCGTGATCCCGCCACCGGCCGCAGCCGCGAGAGCGGGCAGGTTCTCCAGGATGCCGACGATGCCGGCGAGCACCAGCGGCCCGGACTTGCCGAGGACGCTGACGTTCTTCAGCGCCCCATCGATGGCGTTGCCGAACCGCTGCCCGCCGGTCTCCATCAGCTTGAACGCCCCCGAGGCGTCCTTGGCCAGGTCGGGGAACTGCCTGCGGAGCTTCAGCAGCTCGGTGTTGTGCTCCCGCACGGCACCCGCGGACCTGAGCGCGGCGAGGCGTTGCTTCGCGGCGGCCAGCTCGGCGGCGCGGCCCATCTGCCGGTAGTTGGCCGCAGCCTTGTCCGCCGCGTCCGCCGTGGCGCGCTGCGCCTCCGCTGCCTTGATGCTGGCGCGTTCGAGCTCGCGTTCGGCGCGGGCGGCCTTGTCTGCGGCCTCTGCGGCGCCGATCTCACCCTTCGCGAGCTTCTCGGCGGCGTCCGCGGCTTCCCGCTGGGCACGCGACGCCTTGTCCGCGGCCTCCTTGGCGGCCAGGCCCATGCGGCGGGCGGCCAGCGCAGCGGCCTCGTTACGGTCCCTGAACTTGTCGGCGTCCCGGGCGGCGTCGCGCAGCGGCCCGGAGTACCGGCGGGTGTCGGCGACGAACTCTTGCCGCTCCTCAGGCAGAGCCACGGCTCACCCCCCGAACACGGCGCGGTAGAAGGCGGACGATCCTGCTTGGGCGATGCGACCCCGCGCGGCGCTCACGCCCATGTACGGCCGCGGCGGCAGGTCACTCGCGTGGTTGCGTCCGGCGCGTCCGCCGCGTTGCTGGATGGCGGCGTAGACGACGCCGCGAGGGCTCACGGCCACCCGCCACACCCCACCGCCGCCCGTGGGTGCCCCGGCCGTGATCGAGCGCTGTAGGCGCCCGGAGATGCGCGCGGGGGGCTGCCCCGGCGGTGATGGGGTTGGGGTGCGGGGCGGGTGCGAACGACGCCCCAGGTTGCTCTTGATCTCGTCCCGGCCTACCTGCCCCATCGCGTCGGCCGCTGCCCGGCCGCCCTCGTTATCGGCCCGGTCGGCCAGCCTGCGGAGGGCGTCCCCGGCTGCGCTCACTGCGGACCTCCTCGATCAGGGAATGCAGCGGCAGCAGCCACGGCTCGACCGAAGCGGGCAGGGCATCGACCTGTTCGGGTGTCCACCCGAAGTGGTCGGCGTACAGCAGGTACCGCAGCGCCCTCAGGGCGTCTCGGCGGGGTTCTTGTCCGGGGAGGTCGTGTCCTGAGAGGACGTTCTTGACTCGGAGGAGGTCGAGGGCTTCCGGTTGAAATCCAGGCGCTCGGCGTGCTCCTCCACCGCATCATGCAGGGCATCGAACGCGTCGCCGGGGACGTCGGCGAGCACCTCCGCGTTCCCCTTCGGGACGGGCAGGTCGAGGGACCATTCGTGCACGACCTCGGCGATGAGCTGCTCGTCCATGCGCATGCCGCTCACGAACGGGTGCACGGTCTCGTCGCGGAAGCCGTTCAGGAACTCCTGCACGCGCATCTTCATGCCGTGGGTCATGTCGTCGGGTTCGATCAGCTTCGCCCAACGGTCCTTGCCGAGGTCGACGTGGCGCATGGGGGTGCGTTCCTTCTCAGTAGGTGGTGACGAGGTTCTTCAGCACGGCCTGCACGGGTGCGAGACCGGCGGAGGCGCCGACGTCGGTGGCGTTCGCGATGCCCTTCCAGCCCATCTCCCAGCCGAGCGGGGTCTCCCGCGTCATCTGCCCGGTGTCGTAGACACCCTTCGTGCAGGTGAGCGTCAGGTTCCGGACGTTCGCGGCCACACCGCCGGAGTCGATGTTGATGACGATCGCCTGCTGCGTGCCGGCCATCAGCGCGGTCGCGGGCGTCTCGTCCTTGGCGGCGAAGGTGAGCTTCCCCGCCACGGTCATGCCCTTACGGGCGATCGCGTACGGGTCCGGGGTGCCGTCGGCGGTGTCGACGGTCTCCAAGTCGCGGGAGATCGTGATGCCCCACTCCCGGATGTTCAGCGCGGCCGACCCGCCGATGGACACCGTCGACTTGAACGTCGGGATGACGACCTCGGAGGTGACCGTGTTCGTCGGCGCGGACGCGGCAGCGGTGGAGGCGTAGGAGGTGAACTTCGCCTCCACCGTGACGAGCCCGGTGGCGTTGCCGGAGATGGTCAGTTCCGAGCAGCACGCGTACGCGTACGCCCGTGCGTTGACCGTCGGCGTCATGTTCGTGTTGTCGGTGATCGTGTGCGCCGGCGGCTGCCCGTCCCCGGAGTTCAGCAGGCTGAACGTGTGCGGGAACACACCCGAGACGGCGGCGCCGACGGCGTACCCGCCGAACAGGTTGTAGAGCAGGTCCCCGACCGAATCGACGTACAGGTAGGTGGCCAGGTCCACGGACCCGATGCGCGGGCCCGGCTGCGCGCCGTACTCCATCGCCATCGACCCGCGCACGCCGTCGTCGATGAGCAGGCCCGGGTTGTCCTGCACGTCGAGCTTGGTGAACGGGAAGAACCGGGTGGGGGCGACGGCGGTGCCGTTGCTGGACTCCTTGCCGATCCCGGCGAAGGTGCGTTCGCTGGCGAACACGGTGGGCGAAGGCATCAGCCGGTCTCCTTCTTCTTCGCCGCGGCGGGCTTCGCCTCGACCTCGGGCGTCCAGTCCTTGTCCGGCGGCATCGGCAGCGGCATGTCCGTCACCTGGCCGTCCACGGTGGGCGCCGTGTGGCCGTCGGCCTGCTTGATGTCGTAGGTGTTGCCGGGCTCGGCGACGAGCGTCGTCACGTTCTGCGGGTCGGTGACGTCCAGGTAGAACGAGAACGTCACCGGCTGGTCGCCGCCGTAGGTGTATCTGGCCATTGCCTGCCTCACGCGATGTTCGGGTACGTGTTGACGCTGAATGAGATCGCCGCGTCCTGCAGCGTCTTGGGTGAGGCGCCCGGCTCGGTGGCGGGCCAGCCCGGCGACACGGTGATGCCGCGCTCGCCCTCACCGGCCTGCGTGACGATCGTCGGGGAGCCGGAGCCCACGCCCATGCCGAGGGTCGGATCGGCGCGGATGCGGGCGACCACGGCCGCGACGAGGTCATCGACGTGCGCCTGCGCGGTCTCGGTGAGCGGCCCCAGCGCCAGATGCCAGATCATCAGATGCACGTCATACGGCCGGTCGAGGGTCCCGCCGATCGTCAGGCGCTTCTCGGTGGACTCACCCAGCCACACACCCATCACGGCGCCCATCGTCGAACCCTCCGCTAGGCCGACCATCCGGTCCTCGCCGGTGACGATGACGGGCATGTAGGTGCGCACACCACCCAGCCCCACCGCGGCGAGCGGCGTCGGCCGGTGAATCTGGTAGGTCGCATCGAAGGTCGGCCCGCCGAAGTAGGTGGCGATGCCGGTGCGAATGTCGGTGCGTTCGCTCATGTCAGGTACGTGTACGGGGCCATGCCGGTCAGCCCGGCCTGCTGCAGGATCGACCAGACCTGCTCACCCAGGCGCGGCTGGTCGACGCTGGAACCGCCTGCGGACTGGCCGCGGGTCAGGTCCACGGTGCCGGCCGACGCGCCCGAAGGAACGCCGGCCTGCATGCCGTGACGGATCCCGTCCTCGTTGCCGATCGCCCGGTTGTAGACGACCTGCTCCAGGCAGGCGTCCCTGAGCGCCGCGACCACGGCCGCATCGGTCGGGTCGTAGATCGCGGCGAGCAGCGCCTGGTCGATGTCGCGTGTCGCCCGGTCGAGCAGCGTCTGGGCGTTGTTCGGCGTGTAGCCGTTGCCCAGACGCGTGGTGAGTTCGGCGACCGTCGCGTACGCCATCGACTCAGGTCGCCACGCAGTACGGCGCGAAGTTCGCCACCGCCGGGGTGGCGATCGTCGCCGGGGCCGTCGCGGTCAGCGAAGACCCGGACGTCTGCGCGAGGTTGCGCTCACCCGTGACGACCGGCTTGACCCCGATCGAACCCAGCAGGCTCGGGACGGTGGTGGCCTTGACGTGAATGGCCGCCCAGTACACGCCCGTCTTGGGCACCGTGTACGCGGCGGTCAGCGCCTTGGTCTGCGCCGTGAACGCCGCCCACGCCGTCGACGTCTGGTCGGCGGTCTGGGCGATCAGCGCCGGGGTCGCGGAGAGGTCGTACAGCGCGAACCACCAGTTCGTGGGGGTACCGGCCGCGGTGGCGCCGGACACGAACGACAGGTTCGTGACGACGTCGCCCATGGCCAGCAGGAGCGGCACCGACGTCATGACCTGGGTGGTCAGCGCCACGCTGCCGCTGTCGCTGGCCGAGTCGTACAGGCCAACACGCGGCTGGGTGGCCCGGTAGAACTGTGTGGGCGACGTGGGGGCCATGGTCCCGTACGCCGCGAGGGCATCACGGACGATGCCGTTGTAGAGGCCGAGCTGCGTCACTGGTCCTCACCCTTCTTGCTTGCGAGGATCGCGTCACGCTGGTCGGTGATCCCCTTGCGGTTCTTGCCTTCGGCCTCGGCGTCCAGGACGCGGAGCGCCTCGTCGCTGTCGGCGTCCTTCAGGTAGGCCAGCACGGACGGCATGTCGTGCTCGCTCGGGTCGAACGGGCCGTCCGACTTCGGGGTCTGCCGCTGCACCTTCGGCGCCTCCACCGGCTCGACGTGGTAGCCCGCGCCACGGCAGTACGCCAGTACGGCGGGGTGGATCTCCTCGTCGATGACGGCCCTGCCGTCGGTGAACTCGACGCCGCTGATCGACCCGACGTAGTTCGGTTCGGGTGCGGTGACGTTGAATTTCGCCATGTCGCGCCTCACTGAACCTTGACCGCGCGCAGCACGGCCGCGGATTTCGTGTTCTTCAAGACGCAGGCGATCGGGCCCATCTCGACCTCACCCGACTTGACGGCGCCCGCGACGGTGAAGTCCGGCAACCACGTCTTGACCATGGCCGAGCCGGACACGCTGACGCCGTGGAAGGCGTCGAGCCCGAAGGTCACCGCGTACAGGTCGGTGGTGCCGGTGCCGGAGATGGGGATGATCGGCGCGGAGCCGTCATGGCGGTCGCCGATGTCGATCAGCGCCCAGTCGCCGTAGTGGCCGACCAGCCCGCCGACGGTGTCCTTCTCGGAGGTGAACATCGACGCCCACCGGGCCAGTGCCCGGATGCGCGCGATGGCCTTGGTGTTCCCGAGGATGGCCTTCGTGCCCGCGGGTAGCGCGCCCGGCTCGCCCTGGTCACCGGATCCGGTGTGGGACGGCACGACCAGCGACAGCCAGTCATCCAGCTCGTCCAGCCGCATCTGCGCCAGCGCCTGCGTGTTGGTCGTAGCGGTGGTCCAGTCCGCGGACCCGGCCACGTACCCGGCGGTCTTCTCCGTGGACTGCCCGGTCAACGACTTGGACAGGCCGTCGAAGCCGTTCGAGTCGACCGCGGTGTCACCGAGAACCAGCTCCTGCTGGAAGCGGATCTTCGTTCCGACCAGCAGCTGCTGCATCTGAAAGGAGATCTCGTTCGTGGCCGTCGGACCGAGGTTCGCCAGCACACGGTCCACTGTGAACGCGCCGCCGAAGGGTTTCAGGTCGACACTGAACCGCTGCCGACCGGCCTGGCCGGGGGTGTACTCCGTATTGAGAGCACGGAATGACGCCCCGACGGCGTTGGTGAGCCGCGTGTAGCCGAAGGTGAGCGTGGACCCGCCACCGGCGGGGTTGACGCAGTCCTCCCACACCATGTGGTCGAGCAACCAGCTGTAGCGGCGAAGGTTGTCGATGACGCTGAAATCGACGTCGTTCAGCGTGTTCACCGCCGCCTGCGCGAGCGTGACGGGCATTGTTTCTCCTTGGCTTAGCCCCCGCCGTGGTAGGCACCGCGGAGGGCTTCATTGAGGCTCTTGGGCCTCTTGTTGGTGGCGGCCGGGGGGCCGCCGGGGATCTCCCCGCCGGAGCGGGACGGTGCCGCCGTCAAGGCGAACCGCGGTTTCTTCGCGAACTCGCGAGCGACCTTCGCGACGGCCTTGGTCAGGTCGTCGTCCTCGAACTCGTCCCCGAGCTCGGCCGCGACCGCGTCCCGGAACGAGCCGCTGTCCAGCAGCGCGTCCGCGTCCGCGTTGACCGCGCTGGCGGCGCTGCGAACGGCGTCCCGGTAGGCGTGTTCGGTCTGGGTCGCCTCCAGCTCCTCAATACGCTCCTGGCGCTCTTCGAGCTGCTTGGCGAGGTCGTCCACGGTGGGTTCGCCGTCGGTGTCCAGGCCGAGGGTTTTGGAGATCTCGGCGAGGAGCGCCGTACGTGCTTCGTCGGCGGCCTGCTGCTTGGCGGCCGTTCGGGCGTTGCCCGCGTCGGCCCGTGCCTTCTTGAGCGCCTTCTGCGCCCAGTCGGGCAGAGACTTGACGTCCTGCGGGTCGTCGGGGTCGTCGCTGCCGGGCTTGTCGGGTGGCGCGCCGGGCGCCTGCGGCTTGCCCTGCTGCGGCTGCCCCCGGTTGGGCTTGCCGAGCGGCTGGTTGTTCGGTTGCGGGTCGTTCTGCGGGGCCGGTTCCTGCGCGCCGGGCGCGGCCGGGTCTCCGCCGGGCTGTCCACCCTCGGGCGCGCCAGGCGCCGCCGGTGTGGTCATGTGGTTCTCCCTGTGTTACTTCGCCCTCGACTTGAGGGACGTCTTCTTGTGGTGACGCTTGGCCGCCGCGGCGCGGGCCCGGACCTTCGGGTTGTGCTGCGTGATCCAGCCCGCGAGGCGCTTCGAGCCGACCTTGCTGGCCAGCGCGTCGAACTTCGGGCTTGCCATCAGCGGCCGCGGGCGATGCTCTGGCTGATGGCCGTCCGCGAGTCGAGGCTGAGCCCGCCCTTGGGCCGGGCGCGGGACGCGGCGGCCTTGGGCTTGGCGGCCTTGAGCGGGCGCTTCTTCGTGGCGAGTGTCGCCTTCTTGTGCACCCTGCCGGTTGCCTGCTTGAGCATCGCCGCGGTGACGACGCCGTTGGCCTTCATGCCGTGCGCCTTCTGCCATTTCTTGACCGCGGCGGTGGTCTTCGGACCGAGCTTGCCGTCGACGAGCAGCGCCTTGCCGTGCGCATCCGTCATGTGCAACCGGTTCAGCGTTGTCTGCAGCCTCTTGACTCGCGGGTCGCCGTGCGGGGATCCGTAGCCGGTGCCGGTCTTGCCGTTGAAGCTCATCGAGCCGTGACCGGCGCTGGCCGCGTGGTGCTTCCTCGCGGCGGGCTTCGCCACCGGCTTGGTCGGCTTCGCCTTCGCGGCACCGCCCTTCCCGCCAGCGAACTCACCACCGGCCGGGCCCTTCGGGTTGCGCGGATGTACGGCAGCGTTCCAGGTCACAGCGGCTCCTATCCGTGGGCGTGCCGCCGTGGCGACGTGTGTCCGTAGTCGGTGCGCTCCCGCTGCCTCGACCGACGCAGCCCCTCGGCGGCGAGATGCTGACGCAGCTCGGCCTGCCAGGCGCGAACCTTCCGCGCGGCCTGCACACGGGTCAGGTCGTCGAGCGCGGCGGCCTGGCGGCGCTTCCAGGACCGGATGTGCCGTTCGATCGTGCGCTGGCGCTGCGTCGCCTCGTACGTGCCTGGCCGGTTCTGCAGCGAGTGCGGCGGCCACGTGAACCCCGGCCGCCACGCGAACAGGGTGTGATGGCAGTTCGGGTGAAACAGGCCGGCGCGGCGGGCGGTCGCGACGCTCGGACGGCGCGGATCAGCGCCGGTGATCGACAGCACCTTGTGCTCCCACGGGTCGCACAGCGGGCACGGATGCGGGGACTCGGTGACGATCACCAGGTCGTCGCCTTCGGCCGGGAGCCGGTCGAGGAAGCCCGCGATGACGGCCTGGCCCGCCTCGTGCTGCACGGTCTGCCCGACGTAGCCGGTCAGGCTGTACGCGCGGCCGGTCGCGTCGCGGAAGCCGGTGATGCCGCGTCCGGCGTCGCGTTGCAGCATCCGGTCCGCTGCCGCCCGCGCGTCCTTCCCGGCGATCGCGGCGGTGAGCCGGTTCCACAGCGAGGTGACCCAGCCGAGGATCCCGGTCCGCAGCGCGGCGAGGCGCTGCAGCACCTGCCGGACGGTGTCTTCGACGAGACGCCGCTCGTCGCCGTGGCCGCGACCGTACGCCTCACGCAACACCTGCGGTACGAGCCGCCTGGCTCGTGTCTCCGTGTGGTCGAGGATGCGGCGGACGGTGGTCTGCGTCGCGCCGGACCGCACGTGCATCTGCATGACGGGGTCCGGGGCGTTCAGCGCGGCCTTCACGTTCGCGGTGATGGCCAGCAGGATCGCCTGCTCGCCCTCGGCGTACACCTGCGTGACGGTGATGGCCAGGCCCTCGGCCAGCGAGGGTGAGGCAGACGCCGGGGGCGGCTCAGCGGTCATTGCCAGTTCGCACGCCGACGCTGGTCGTGTGCGATCGCTCGCGCGTCCATCGGCTGCCCGCACGAATGACAAGCCTTGCCGGGCGAGTTCTGGCCCGGTCCGAGAATGCCGCGCCGCCGTGCCTCCCTGACCCAGCGGTGCACGGTGCTCACGGGGAGGTCGTTCGCCTCGGCTAGGTGCTTGGCTGGGTGGTTCTTGCCCCAGATGATGTGCACGAGGGTCCAGCGCGCGGCGACCTGCTCGTAGAAGCCGTCAGGGTACGAACGGCCGGATGGGACGGTGAGCTTCAGGGTGGTCGTCATCGTGCGCTCCTCACTCCAGGCGCCCGCTTGCGGGTCGGCAACCGCCGGTACCGGACCTTCGGGCCGCCCGGCGTCGCGTGCGCCTTCTCGTGCGCGTAGCGGCGCAGACGCGGGCTGCTGAAGAAAAGCCTCCATTGACTTCGCGATTTGAACCCCGTGTGACCGCCGGGCATGTCAGCCTCCGTACGCCGCCGGGTCCTGCTGCATCTGCCCGTCCGGGGTGCCCGGCCCGGTGGGCCCCATGCCGTCCCCCAGGCCGGGCACGCTCATCGACGACTGCTTCTCGTCGGTGATCTTCGCGACCTCCTCGGAGACGGCCGCGTCGTCCCAGTCCGGATGCACCAGCCGCACCAGCGTGTCCGTCGAAGCCGCCTCCGCCGCGCGCAGCATCTGCGCCGTCTGCGCCGTCGTCGTCGGGTCCTCACTGACGCCGTCGCCCCACTCCAGGTCCGGGCGGGAAGGTGTGACGTCGGTCTTGAAGACGGCCCGGTCGATCAGCAGCAGCGTCTCGTAGAAGTCCGCGAGCTGCGGCCGCATGTAGTTGATCTTCCGGGAGCGGGTCGTGTACGACTTGCGTTCCCGCGCCGCGACCTCCGTGGCCGTCAGCGGGCGCGTGTTCTCCCCCTGCAGCCCGAACGTCTGCGCCTCATACCCGGCCGCCGACACGATGCGGGTCATCAGGTCGTAGGCGGTGTCCTTGTGCTCCTGCACACGGATCTTGAACTGGGACTGGGTGATCATGTTGTCGCCGGGGGCGGCGAGCATGTTCAACGCCTCGTAAACCTCACGCTCCGGATCCCAGCGGGCGCCCTGCCCCTGGCCGAGGGACTGCATGTAGGTGTCCGGGACCAGCAGCCGGGCCTTGCCGAGACGGATGTCGCGCATCCACGAGCTCACGACCTCGTCGAGGGAGTCCATCAGCGACTCGGTGCCGGAGAAGTCCGATCTGCCCATCGGCGCGGCTGCGGGCAGCGAGCGCCACAGCCGGTTTGGGCGCATGTTCGGGATGTAGACGGCCGTGAGCTTGTCGATGCCGGTCGGGATCGCGCCGGTCTCGTCGACGACGTCCGCGATCTTCTCCATCTGCGGCACCTCGGACAGTGGGATCGGCTCGCCGAGATCCGTCGCCGTGCCCTCGTACAGGCCGTGCAGGATGTAGCCGGGCTCGTGACGTTCCAGATGCCGGATCACGACCTGGTTCTCGTCCGAGAGTTCCCGCCAGAACGTGACCGCCGCCAGGCGACCCCACTGCCACTCCGGCACCGCGGCGTCCGCGTGCACGGCATCGAGCCACGGGCGCTTGGCGAGCTCCTCGTCCCAGCACACCCGCAGGAACACGCCGCCGAGCGCCGCGCACACCTCCGCGGCCTCCAGCAGCGTCGCGTGGACGCCGTCGTCGATCAGCTCATCCAGGCGCTTCTGCGTGGCGTCGTCGTCGACCTTCACCGACGGTGGTTCGGCGAACAGCAGGTCCGCGGACGTGGCCGCGATGTCCGCGGCGATCGGGATGTGAAGCTTGGTGCGCTTCTGGTTGAGAGTGAACGGCTCACCCCAGAACCAGCGCGCGAACCAGCCCACGACGCCGCCGCGGTACTGGCTCGGGTGCTCGCGGATGCGCGCCAGGCCGGTCGAGTCGTACGGTGCGGCCGAGTACGCGCCGTAGGTGCGGGCCAGGTCGTCGGGTGAGCCGGAGTACCAGGCCGACCAGGAGGCGAGGCGCTGATAGACGGGCTGCAGCGGCTCAGGCGGCCACGGGGTCTTGCCTGCTGGTAGCGGCATCAGGCGGGCCAGCCGAGGTCGCGCCGCATCTGAGCCTTCATCGCCTCACTGATCTGACGCTCGACGATGCCGCCCTGAGCGTAGACGTTCACCATTGGCGAGTCGTGGCCTCCGATGGCCTCGTAGGTGGCTTCGAAGACGCCGGGGGCGCAGCGGCGGAACTCGCCGTTGGCGTCCTTGACGATCCAGTCGCCCGCCTCGGCGCGTATTTCGCCGTCAGGTGTAGAGAAGATGATGGTCGGCTCCTCGAAGCTGCCGCCGAACAGGCCGTTGCACCACTTGGCGACGGCGCGGCCCGCCTCGCCGTCTGCACTCCCGGTGACGCGCACCGCGTCGACCTCCACACGCTTCTGGCGGAAGCGGGTCGCGAGCGTTGAGTTGGCCCGAACCCTCTGGAGTTCCGCCCACGCCTCGTCGAGGCGCTCGAGCGCGCGATCCAGTTCGTCCATCGGGCCCCCTCGGTTCGGTCACGGTCAGTAGCGCAGGTCGCGAGACGACGGCGGGAAGTAGGCTTGCCCGCCCGTGCGGGGTGGTGACTTGTCGCAGGTAAGGAGACGGGAGTGCGGAGAGTGACGAACGGCGGTGGTGGCTGCGGCCTGACAGGTGCTTGACACCGCCACGAGGCGAGTCGCTGACCTGCGCTAACTTGAGCAAGCGCAGCGATAACACGAGGGAACGCGTCCACCTGCGCTGATGGCGTCGCGGTTTGGTTGCTAATGGTGTTTATGTAAAGCTGGCCTGCTTGCTCTTGCTAGCGGATCGTCACTCTCGGTGCGACGACACGTCTACGCCTTGGGCTGAGCGTGCTGCCAGGTCGCGCCGCACGAACGCGAGCAGAAGCGGGTCTTGGCGTACTTGTTCTTCTTGAACGCATCACCGCAGTTCAGACAGTTGACCTCGACCGCGTCGAGCCCCGCAGCACGTCGCCACGCGGACTTGCAGGCGTTGGAGCAGAACCGCTCGTTGCCGGTTGCGCTGCGGGTCAGGAAGCGGACGTCGCACTGCTCGCAGTTGTGCTCGGTGTAGGCGCGTCCTTCCCACGTCCGCTTGCCATGCTCTCGATGCCAGGCCCGGCCCTCCTCGGAGCGGTGCCATTCGGCGGCCTTGGGCCGGACCTCGTCCATAAGCGCCCGTAGCTGCTGGCGTCTCTCCGAAGTCATCGAGGAGCCGTGATGCGCCCGATGGTCTTCACTAGCGATGCAGGCCAAGTTGGCAAGGTCGTTGTTCAACGTGTCGTGATCAACGTGGTGAACGTTGTGACCACTAGGGATCGGTCCGTTGGCGTCGATCCAGATCTCCTCGTGGAGCCGCCTTCGGCCCTTCTGGCGGTCGGCGATGCCGGGTACGTAGTACGCCCGTTCGGCCCACGTCTTGGCGTTGGGGTAGCGCCGGTATCGCACGCCCTTGAATACGATCACATCCACAATGGCCACATGGATATTGTATCGGCAAGCATCACGCGGCGTCGGCCGGTCTAAGTTCCGGTCTCCATGCGGCTTCAGTGGTATGAATAGCGTAGCGCATCGCATCTACACAATGATCGTCGACCTTCACGGGCGCGTCCTCGCCCTTCGCGGCCTTGTCGTCGTCCCAGGAGTAGCCGGGCAGCTCGTTCAGCAGATTCCGGCACGAACGGTGGATGAACAGCCGGTCCTGCGCGAACAGGCTGGACACGGTGCGGATGCCGTCGAGGACGTCGTTGTTGCCGAGCGTCGGCGTGAGCTTGTCGCGGTACAGCTGCTGCACGAAGCTCGCGGCGGACGGGTCCACGACCGTCCACTGCGGGCGGATGCCCTTTACGTCGGTGCCCGGGATCGGTAGGCCGGCGAGCCAGCCACGCAGCCGCTCGGAGTATTCGCTGTCGGTGAGCTGCTTACGCTGGATCTTCGACGACCACCAGTACTCGTGGGCGAGGTACAGGCGCCCGTCCGTGCCGACGCCGAGCATCAGGCCCGCGAACGGGTTCGTGGTGCCGTAGTCGATGCCCAGGGCGAGCCAGCGCCGCATCGGCGGGAGGATGTCGACGACGTGACGGTCCGGGTCGAACATCTCGTAGATGGCGCCTTCGGCCAGGCACCACTCGCCGAGGATGAACCGGCGGTACCACAGGCCGGTGTACTCCAGCTTCAGCGAAGCGACGTACTCCGGGTCGAGGGACGGGTTGTCATCGAGGCCGAACCTGAAATGCCGCAGGTCCAGCTCGGGCGCCCGCAACAGGAAGTCCTGCCGCAGCCAGTGCGCCGGCCCGTCCGGGTTCGTGGTGGCGAACAGCTTCGCGTCCTTGACCGACAGGCGGGCGAGCATCTGCTTCCAGAACGGCTCCGGCAGCAGCGTCGCCTCGTCGATGTAGGCGCCGGCCGCCGTGAGACCGCGAAGGCGCCCTTCGGCCTTGACGTCGTTGGCGGTGATGACCTCAATGGTCTTGCCGAGGATTGTCGCCGTGCCCGCACCGCGGGTGTACTTCACGTGCCTGGCCGCGTCCCCGAACAGCGTCGGGTCCGACAGCGGGCTGAACACGTTACGGGCGACGGTGTCGAATGTCTTGCCGGACACCACCAGGTCGCCACCGCGCGGCGGGTCCGCGACGTACATCAGCCAGCGCAGCAGCGACGCGGTCGTCTTCCCCGACCGCACAGAGCCGTCCCACACGTTGATGCGGGCACCGCTGTGAGCGATCGAGCGCTCCTGCGCCTCACTCAGGAGGGGCATCGCCGTGCTTGGCCTTCAGGTTCCCGAGCAGGTCGCCGAGCAGCGATGCGATTCCCTCGGCGCCGGAGTCGTCGGGTGCGAGCTCGCGGGCCTTGTCGGCGGCGATACCGAGCACGATCCCACGGGAGTGGAACGAAGTCCGCGCCCACTCCTCATCCGTCATGCGCTCGAACGAGCCGAGTGCCCGCTCGGCGAGTCCGGCCGCGCGGGACGCGAGAGCGATCAGCCGTGCGCGATGGTCGGCGATGTTGGCGGCGGTGGCTTTCTTTGTGGCTGACCGGTCAAAGGCGTCGGTCAGTCCGGACTCTCTCGCGATGTTGGTTACGGAGCCGACGGAGACGTCGTGGTCACGGGCGATCTGGTTGCGTGGCTTGCCGTCGCGGATGTCGTCGGTGATCGCCTGACGCTTGGTGTCGGGGATGCGTGGCACAACGAGCTCACCTCGCCCTCGACGGATTCGCTCATGGGTGTTCGGTGATGGTCAGGTGGACGTTCCCCAACGCATCGGCCGGGTGCTTACATGCGAAACGGCCCCGAGCGCGGTACGGGGCCGTTCGATAGATCAGCTAGCGTTCACTACGGAGTGTTGCAGACCGCTGACCTCGTACGCAACTCTGACACGCTCACGGCTTCCACTCCTCCCGGTAGTCCGGGTGGTCGGCGTAGGGCAGGACGAGCAGGCGCTGTGTGGTGCAGGGATCCCCATCGTGGGGATGTGCTCGGTCATGCCATTCCAGCATCCGCCGCTTGGCGTCGACCTCGCGTAGCACGCGGGCCGGGTCGTGGCGGGCGATGTGGCGCTGGTGCTCGGCATGCTCGGTGCTGGCGACGTATCCCTGGTGTCGGAGTCCTCGCTCCTCGCGCTGCGACGTCGCACTGACATGGATCATGTTAGGTACGGACGCCTCCCAAGCGGCGCCACCAGTCGCGTGGGCCGCAGCCTCGTCCTCGTCGAGCCGGGCCCGTAGGAACTCCACCAGGGTCATGCACTCATCATCTCCCGCTTGCTCCGCTCGTCGAGGTACTTGTGCACGCTCCCGAGGTCGTACCAGGTCTTCTCGTGCTCCTCCTTGACCTGGACGTGCTCCCGTACCGCCCAGGATCGGATCGTCGCCCGGTCGACGCGCCTGCCGTGCACGCGCAGCACGTACGCCTCGACGCGTTCGATGGTGACCCAGCGGCCGTCGACGCTGTCGGCCATGTACGCGCCGGGAAGCTGCGGGCCGCACGACGAGCACCAGGCTTTCCACGCCTCATCGCCGGACTGGCGCATCGTGACGGTGCCGTCGCAGCGTTCCCCGTCCTTGCCGGTGACCCGGCAGCGTTCCCCCGTGGGCAGGTAGCGGTCCGGGTCGAGCATGGCGCGGGCCCGCCCGGCGAGCTGGCGCAGCACCAGCAGCAGCTCCTCGGCGGCGGGCCGGTTGCCGGCGCACCAGTCCACGTGACGGGTCAGCCACGCGGCCGTGGTGACCGGGTCGCCGTTGCCGGGCCGGGCGATGCCGCGCTCGTCGGCGACGTAGACGCACCACCACACGAGGTCGTGGCGGATCTGCTGCTGGTGTTCGATCACGGCCGTGTTGACCGGCAGCGGCTCACTCGGTGATCCGGACACCCGTTGTCCGCCGTCGCCGCCCGTGGCCAGCACGGTCCCGAGGCGGGCATGCAGGCCGGGCAGGTCGTCGAGGAGGTCGCGCAGCTGGCCTAGGCAGCCGTGGCACAGCCACAGCCCGTCGACGGCGCGGCGCTCGCGGTCCGGGTCGTGCTTGTGGACAGTGACGCAGATGTCGCTGGGCTGGGTCACAGGGTTCCTCCGCAGCCGAGGCACTTGAATCCTGCGGGCGGTCGCCCGTAGCAAGTAGCGCAGGTGGTGCTGTCGCTGACCAGTTCTTCCAGTGGCACCCTGAGCGCTCGCGCGATCCGGACGGCTGACGCCAGGGTCGTCCCGCGCTCGCCGTGCTCGATTGCGTGCAGTGTTGAGTAGTTGACGTCGCTGCGCTCGGCTAGGGCGCGGTATGACCAGCCCAGGCGCTTGCGAGCGACCGCGACGTTGCGCCCGAACTGCTGGACGATCTCGCAGGGCTGGGTCTCGATGGTCAAAACTCATCCCCCCAGGTTGTTGACGAACACGGACAGCTTCTGGCCTGCGTGGCTCAGGGCGGCCATGCCGTGGTTGACGGTGTGGGCCGCGGCGGCGGGGTCTTTGAGCAGGTAGAAGATGATGAACGCGCCGACGGCCCACGACAGGTATTTGCGCATCAGGTTCCTCCGGATGGGTCGGTTACGGCGGTCATCAGGTGTTCACCCAGCCGTGGAAGCACCAGCCGCCACGCGCCAGCGGGAAGGCCAGCCACGGCCCCCATTTGTCGTCGGGATCGACACCCTTCGGCGGGTGCTGGCGCGTCCAGCCGCACATCCAGTCGATCGCGTCGTCGGTGACGGGCTTGTCCCAGACCTGGACGTGACCCTTCTCGTACGGGTCGGGCCAGTCGGAGTCTTTTACCCAGTCGGCGAGCATCGCGGCCAGGGCCTCGTCTGGTGTGGCTCCGACTCCGGTCTCAGCGGCGTATGTGGCGCCCATGGTCACGCGCCTCCGAACAGGATGGCCGCGGCCTGGCGCGGGTCGTTGAGTGCGGCGGTGTGGGTGGCGATGCGTCGTAGGTCCCGGGCGCTCCACGATGCGATGCGGTAGAACCTGCGGACGTCCCCCGGTTTGAGGTAGAGGCGTTCGACGTCGTCGTGGAGCCACCGGTTGAACAGGGCGGCCAGCTCCTCAACGACCGTCGTGGTTTCCCTGGCCGCGGGGCGGCGTGGTGTGCGGTGGGTGGGGTAGGACAGCACGGCGGGGGTCACGCGTGCTCCTCGAACCAGAACGGGTCCTGGATCGCGCAGTTCACGAACAGAGGAGGGCGGAGCCTGCCGGCCACCAGATCCGCGGCGTGTCGGTCGAGAACGTGGTCGATACCGGCCTGCATTTCCCGTCGCGTGCACTGCTGCCAAACGCCGGGCACGATGGCGCCGCAGACGGTGCAGCACATGACCTCGATGTCCTGGTCGACCATCGGCAGCTTCGCGGGTACCTGGATCACTTCTCAGCCTCCTGAGCCTCTTGCGGCCCGCTACCCACACCGGCCCCTAGGTCTGCCGGTGCTAGGCCGTCCTGCGCGTCACCGTGAGGCGGGAAGACGCCATCGGGCATCTCTCCGGGCAGGCGCCAGACGCCGTCGGGGCGCTGGATGAGCCCACGGTCGGCCGGGTCGTGGCAGTGGCTGCCGTGGTTGATGGTCTGGTGCTTGTCGAAGGCGGACAGGCCGCTGAAGCTCTCGTGGCAGGCGCCGCAGTGACAGCGTCGGGAGCTGTTACGAGGTGGCGGGCAGCCGAGCGTGACGCAGTTCATGATCGATCGGTCTCCTCCGTGGGGGCGTCCGGACCGAGCCATTCGACGTCGTGGCACCACAGGCATTGCCGATGCGCTGGGACGTCGTTCTCGTTGTCCGGGTCGGGCTGGTACTCGCTCCAGTGGTGCTCACACGTCTCGTTCAGGTACGAGCGCAGGTCCCGGCCGAGCAGCGCGAGCCTGCTGCCGACGGGGGCGTTCACGGAGAGGACGCTCTCAACGTGCCAGAGCATCCGCCGGTCGGTGGGCGTGGTGACCAGCTCGTCCTGAGGGTTGAACAGGTCGGTGACGCTGGGAGGCATGCGGTCGGTCCACCTCTGCTCAGCCATCGGTCAGTCCTCTCCGCCCGTGGGGGCGTCCTGGTGGCTGTCCGGGCCTCCTGGGGTGTCCAGGGCGTCACGGAGGATGCGGCGGGTGCGGGACGCCTGCGCGTACACGCCGAGCTGCCAGCGGTCGCGGGTGATGCCGGTCTTCTTCTGCTGTTCGATGGCGTCCGCTTGCACCTGTTCGACGGCCGCTTTGAGCGCGTCCCGCTCGGCCTCGGCCTGCTCGGCGCGATGGTTCACGGGGCACGGGGTCGCGTCGCAGTCGCACAGCTCCGACTCGCACGCGGTTTCCCCACAGGTGCACCGCTCGTTCTCGTTGGCCTTAAGCGCGTCCTGCTCGGCGCGCTGGCGCTGCTCGAAGAGCGCGGCACGCACGGCACCGGGAGCATCGGCGAGGGTGGCAGGACGCGGCAGGCCGGTCGCCTCGCCCGCCGCGATAAGCGCAGCGCGGATCTCGGCCTCACGCTCATCGCGGTAGCTGCGCAAACCGTCCCGCTCGGCGCGTAGCCGCTCCAGCTCGGGCGAGACCTGAGCCCACACGGCATCGGTGGCCCTCGAACTGCGGTAGCCGAGGTGGAATGCGATCTCATTGCCGATCCGGTCGCGTAGGTCGTCAGTCATCCTCGGACTCCTTCGGCCAGTTCGGGAACAGGACCCGGTGGGCGCGCTCGAACCGGGTCGTGTCGTGCTCACTGTTCTCGATGACGTAGCTGAGGGCGTCTGCGACGTCGGCCATGACCTCGTGGGATTCGAGTGCACGCAGGACGGCGTCGGCGTGGTCGTGGGGGGTCGTTCCGGTAGAGCTGGCGAGACCGGCTTGCATGCAGGTGTTGATCGCCTCGGCAATCTGGTCGCGTAGGTCGTCAGCGGTCACGGGCGCGGTGGGGTCGTCCGGTGGTGTGCGCTCGGGCGCGGCCAGGACGCAGCGCACACCCGATGGATGCTCAGGGTGAGTCGCCTCCGTGCAGTCATGGCAGCACAAGTCACCAGGGGGCTCACAGTGGGCGTTATGGAGGTCGCAGCAGGGGACGGTCGTGCGCTCGGGCGCGGTGGGGTCGGACTCCTTGTAGCCGAGCGCGCGGAGCGCTTCACGCTGCCACTCGGGTGAGGTGGGGTCAGGCATGGTCGGTCACCTTCTCGGCCAGCCGAACCACTGCGACGGCCAGGAGTTCAGCAAACGTCTCGCGGTTGTGCTCGCTGGCCTGCAGCCACGCGGACAAACCGGCGATGTCCACCTCCCGCACCGTGGCGTTCTGGGAACGGACATCGCGGTACGCCTTGATGAGGTCGTCAACGAACGCGTTGAGTGGGGCATGTGCCTGATCGAAGGCGGCGAGTTGAGCGGGTGTGGTGTCGCCCCGCGGTGTGGGCACGGTGGGGTCAGGCATCGATACCTCCGAGGTTGAAGCCGCCGTCGCGCGCGAAGATCGCTTTGATGTCAGCGAGCGGAAGCACTGTCAGGTCGATCCAGCACCGGCACAGGACAGCGGCCGAGCACATCCCGCCACAGTCCGCGCAGTGCCACGGCGGGCAGTCGCCGCAGTGCTCAGAGGGGAATCGGTCCGTCGGCGAGCCGGTCGGCCCGGGCTCCGTCGCACCGCAGCCCTTGCAGATCAGGATCTGCGCGGTGGGGTCAGGCATGGTCTGCGGTCTCCTTGCTGCGGTGGAGGATGGCTCGGACGCTGGCGACCCACGGCGGAGCGTCGAGGCGGTTCGCCGAGCAGTGCGCCTCGATCTCGTCGCAGTAGGTCCGCACGCTCTCGATGACGGCTTCGGCGTTGCGGGCCTGCTGCTTCCAGTAGTCGGCCTGACCGCCGACCCAGGTCGTCACCTCGTCGCGGGTCTCGGGCATGGTCGTCACCTCGTCTCGGCTCTCAGCCGTCCGAGGCCCCGCATTTCCTGCAGCATCCTGGAATGCGCCGGGCTCTGCGCGTAGCCCCGGTGGGTCCTGCACAGCAGGTTTCCGCCGATCATGGTGAGTAGCTCACGGTCGGCGCGCTCCTCGTCGGTGAAGCCCTGAGGCTCCTCGTACATGCACAGGCAGCAGATGAGGTTGATCATTGGCTGGTCTCCTCGATGGACTGGTGGGCGCATGGGCAGGTGTCCGGGTTGCGGCAGTCGGCGGCGGTGTGGCCGGGACTGTGGCGCTGACCGAGGTCGATGATCGGAGGCTGCTTATCGTCAGGCGTGGGCTCAGGCATGGTCGTCCTTCCGGGTGATGGCGGCCTTGCGGGCCTTGAACTCCTCGTTGGCGGGCACCGCATCGGCGCCGCGGGACTGCTCGACCACGCCCGGCGCGGGCGGCATGTACCGCCAGTGGCCTTGCTTGCGGGCGTCGTCCCAGTAGTCGCGGGCGAACTTGAGAGGGTCCGCCCACAGCGACTCGGGAACGTGGCCGCGGATGAGCTTGGCGAGGTACTGCGCTGCCCTCTCGGCTGCCTCGTCCTGGTCGGTGGCGGTCACGGTTGAGCCCCTTCAGCAGCGAGAGAAGTAGCGACGTCGGCTAGCACGCCCAGCCGCTCGGCGAGCCGACCCACGCACGGCGGGCACCATGTCAAGCCGTCAGGCGGGGTCGCGGGCATCGGATCGAGGAGCATCGCTCGCGAGTTCCGGCCGTCCCACATCGCTTGTCCGCAGAGCGCCTGCTGGCGAGCGAAAGTGCCGTCCTCGCGCAGGATGTGCAACCGCCGGACCTGCCCGGCGCGCTGGCCGCCGTCGACGTAGGTCCGGTACACGGCGGCGGTCATGCCGTCCACCGCCTCGTGGGGATACCGGCCCGCTCTGCGAGGTCGGCGGTGTGTGTGGCGCCGCGGGAGCCGTCGCGGATGAACGCCAGGCAGACGTCCGCGCCCAGCTCAACCATCTCGGCGTTGCGTATGAACCCGGCGCGGCGGCCATGGCGCTTCCAGTCCGCGGGGTGGCGCTCCTCGGTGATGTCGAGGTATTCGGCCATGTGCCGCACCAGGTCGGCCGCGATGGCGTCCGCGCCGGAAGGGCATGCGCCATGCACGACCACGACCGGGTATCGCCCATATGCGGCGACGGCGAGTGCGGCCCGTATCGTCTCGACGTCGTCGAAGGTGCGGGAGCCGGTGACGAGGATGCGCAGGGCGGTCACGATGCCTCCTCGGCCGGTGCGCGGCACTCATGGCAGATGCCTTGACAGTCGGCGGGATCCCAGCAGACCGGCCCGCCGGTGTAGGGCTTACCGCCGCGCCGGGTGAGAGCTTCCTGCCAGATGTCGCCGGCGGGCTCACAGGCCTTCATGCGGCTTTTCCTTTCAACGGCGGATCGTGATCTCTGGGTTTGTCCACAATCGGCGAGGCACGTGATCGGCATTCCAGCTCAGCTAGTCGACTACGGAAACGATCATGCTTGTTGGTAGGTGTCTTGTGGTTAGGTGCTTGGTTAGGTGGGCGGTAACCATTACCGGTGTTCTCGGCCTCAGTTACCGGTGTTCTGGCCTCAGTTACCGGTGTTCTTGAACCGGTCGCCACCGAACACCGGTTATCGCTACCGGTGTTCGGTGGGTTATCCACAGACTTCTCGTCCCGGTTATCCACAGGCTTCTCGTCCGGGTCGAGCATCTCCACACGGTCCAAGAGGTCATCGGGAACCGTCAGCCGGTACTCATCCGCCAACCCGCGGCGGCCCATCTTCGACCCCTCGAAGACCCGCTCGACCAGACCGAGGTCCCGGAGCCGGTCCAGAGCTTTCCGGACCGTCTTGTCGGACAGTTCGGTGACGGCCACGAGACGCTCGTTTCCCGGCCTGATCCGCGTGCCGTCGCGGTTGGCGTAGTCGGCCAGCACCGCGGCGACTAGCTTCACCGAGGCGCCGAGTCGGCACCGGCGGATGACCCTGCGCCAACTGAACGGGTCGATGCCATCCCCCATCAGGCGACTCCCTGCTCAATCTGTGGACGCATGCGAGCGACAGCGAACTCCGGCGGTAGGTCACTGATCCTGTAGGCGCGGAAGGTCGACGAGCCGTCGCCGTTCTTCTGCTCGACACCGGGGGCCTTGCCGACAGGCAGCTGAGCAAGGGTCCGGCTGTGCCATAGCCGGAACACCTTCAGGTCGCCGAGCAGCCAGCCGTTGAGGTCGGTGCCGGAGCTGCTCGCGAAGCCGTAGAAGACGTAGTCGCCCCAGCCGGACAGCATCTTGGCCAGCTCGGTTTCGGTCCCCTTCGGGCGACGGGAACGGATGGTGAACTCGTCGGGGTAGCGGGTCGCGTAGTCGGCCCGACGCAGTCGACATGCGACTCGCACCGCGTCGAGCTTGAGCACGATGAGATCGGTGTTGTGCCGGGCGTCCTCCTCGAAGGGGGCTTCGGCGATCAGGTAGTTCGCCAGCACTTGCTTGACGCGCGGGATGAGAGCCCGCTGCCAGTCGAAGTCACGCTCAAACGACATCAGCGACCTCGTTCCCCCATGCGATGAATCCTTCGCGATCACGTCGAGCGAACATTTCGACACGTGGGCCGGGGCTGGCCGCGGTGACGCGTTCATAGAACACATCCGGCTTGACGCTGTGCCCCTGCACGGGCGCCTCGAACGACAAGCGCAGGCCGAGACGTTGCAACGGCAGGTTCCCCCGCCGGCCGAACAGGACATGCTCGGTGTCATACATCCATGAGAACGGGGTGATGCCGACGTTCTTGCGCCACGTCATCACGCACTGGTAGTTGAATCCCCACGCCTCAAGCAGGTCCATACCGGCGGGCAGGAACTTGTGGGTGACCCACAAATAGATGTGGCAATCGTCGGCGGCGAGGGTGCGCACCGGCACCAGGGCCTCCTCGGCGATGTCCTCGAGGCTCATCACCGGGTAGTCGAGCGTCCGGCCCTGGTCGGGACGCTCGACGCGTTCGATCTTCTGCATCGGCCAAGGCGGGTCGATCACGACGCATGAGAACTTGCCCTCTGGCGGCCGTACCGGATCGGCGACCGCATCGGGAATGTGCAGACGCGCCACCGCCTGCCGAGCTTCGGCCTCGTCGCGCCGCATTTGCTTCGCCAGCCGCGCGGTACGTTCACTCTCGGCCTGAGCAAGAAACTGTTGTCGCTGCTCTTCGGCCAGCCCTGCCGCCGCAGCTGCCGCCGAGATGCTGATACCGCCATCCTTGCGACCCTTCTCGGCCTCAGCAATCAGCCTCTCGTCGCCACTATCCAGCACCTTGCGGGCGGCAATAACACTTTCACGACTGACTTTGAGCAACTTCGCGGCCGAGTCCTGAGGCAAAGTGGAAGTTTCCACTTTGCCTCCGGTGTGCTGGTTACCTCTATCGCCACCACGAGAAATGGTGGCGATCCGCGCGGCGACCATTGAGCGCTGGTCGCTGTCCAAATGCCGCCGATGCAAATTTAGCGACACCACGAATGCGACGAGTTCCGCATCCGGCCCCCCGTAGGTGCGGTAGTCCGGTTCCCGGGCGAGACTCCGGCACGCCCGGTACCGGTTCCGACCGTCGATGATCCGGCCGTCGCTGTGCAACCACACCGGCTCGCGCAGCCCATGCTCTCTGATGTCATCAACGAGCCCGGCGAATTCAAGCTCGGACATCATCGGGAAGATGTCCGCGACAGGATGAAAATGCAGTTCGGTCACGTGTCGTCCTGTCCTTCGGCCGCCTTCTCAGGCCAGCTCGCCAGCAGCTCGCGGTTGCGCGCCGCCTGCTTCTCGGTGATGGGCGTATAGGCGGGCGTGAGCCCGGGGATGCGCTCGACCGGGGCGGGCGCGTACCGTTCGGCCTCCAACTGGTCCGGGTAGGAGATCCGTTCGCGTTCGAGCCGGACCATCAGTTCGTCGTGGTTCACGCCGCCCCCTGTTCCGCATCCACCCGGGCGATGAGCCGTTGCGTGGTGGACCCGTTGATGTTCAGCAGCCGCGCGGTCTCACGCGGCCCGCACCCGCGACCGCGCAGGATGCGCACCGCCTCGACCCGCTCGGCCCTGCTGAGCGGCACCAGCCCACCCGCGCAGGCCCGCTCCACGGCGACCTCGTCGATGACGCCGTCGTCGGGGCGCACCAGCGGATGCGGGCACCGGGCGGCCAGCACCACGGCGAGGGCGAGCAGTTCCTGCCGGTCAAGGCTGAGCAGCATGTCGGCGACCATCCGCGGGTTCCGCATGTGCACGGCGTAGGTCAGCCACGGCACGGTTGAGGAGGCCAGCAGTTCGGCCAGCTCGTCCCGCTGCTCGACGGTCAGGCCGGTCATGAGGCCGGCCTCATCCGCCGCTGGCCTCGGCGGCGCATGCGAACACGCTCATCCTCGGTGAGGCCACCCCAGATCCCGTACCTCTCCGGTGCGTCGAACGCCTGGTTCAGGCACTTGGCGCGGACTGGGCAGTGGCCACAGATCTTTTGAGCCGTCTCGATCTGCCGGGTGAACTCGGCGCCGTGGCCGGCCGGGAAGAACAGTTCGGTGTCTTCGTCGCGGCACGCGGCGGCGTCCTTCCAGGTGGTCATCAGCTCACCTCCGCTGTTTTGCGGGCCTGGATGGTGGCCTGCGCCCGGAGACCGCCGCGGCGTCTGCGTGCACGCCTGCGGTCGCGGCGGTTCATCCCGGCGACCACGCCGTCGGGTTCCTCGCGCGGGCTCAGGGACATCACCCACCTGGTGCACTCGCGGATGACGGGGCACACCCCGCATACGGCCTTGGCCGGGGTGTCGTCGGGGCTTTCCATGACGACCGACTTGCCGCCGCAGGCCGCCCTCTTGGTCCAGGCGCCGCCGAGAAGTTCTGTCATTGCCTTGTGGTAGGCGCCGCGCATGTTGGTCATCAGCCGGTCACCTCCTCGAACAGGTCGCCCTGCCCGTTCATCACAGGCGGGGGCTTCGGAACGCCGAGGGCACGGGCCCGCTCGCCGGGGTCGGTGGTGCGCCAGGCGGCGAGACGGCAGTAGTCGCCGGATCGGTCGATGCTGACGCCGCGGCGGCCGAGGACGTCGGCGACGAGAGCCGTGGTGCCCGTCCCTCCGAAGGGATCGGCGATCACGCCGCCAATCGGGGACCAGCCGAGGATGATGCGCCGCGGCCACTCCATCGGGAACGCGGCGTAGTGGTCAACTGCGAGGTGTGCGGGGACCTTGAGGGGCTGGGTGGCGATCTCCCAGACCGAGCCGGGCAGCGCCCCCCGCGCGTTCATTGAGGCGAACCTGCCGCCTCGCGGACACGTCTGCGAGCCCTCCTCGCGGGCACGACGGGCCGCCGTCCAGGAGTCGTTGATCTCGCGGTTCCATTTGCGCGCCTCGCGGATCTCATCGACCGCGCTGAAGTAGCGCGGCTGCTTGGTCAGGTGCACCCAGTCTTCGTGCGAGCGCCGCACCCGGTCGGTCACGCTTTCGGGCAACCCATTGGGCTTGGACCAGATCATGACGGCGCGGCCGATCAATCCCAGCTCGTCCCGGCACGCGATCCGGTACCGCTCCGGCAGGAACAGCAGGCTCTTGCCGTCGTACTTGTCGCCGAGGTCGACGAACATCGACCCCTCGGGCTTCAGCACACGCATCCACTCGCGGGTGCATTCCAGCAGCGCGGCCACGTACTCCTGCGGCGTGGCCTCGGAGCCGATCTGCCCTGCGAGGCTGCTGTCTCCGTCGCGGTAATCCCTGAGGGCGTAGTACGGCGGCGAGGTGACGATCAGGTCCACGCTGGCGTCGTCGAGCGGGAGGTGACGGGCGTCTCCCCGTACGATGACGGCGGCCATCAGTCGGTCACCTCCAGCTCGGTGAAGCGCGTGCACCCGCACGGCGTCGCCTTCGGCCCGCTGCTGTACGAGCAGACGGTGCGGGTCTTGTCGCGGTCGCGGATGTCATGCAGCTCCTCAGCATGGCCGCAGCCCTCGGTGCCGCAGTGCTTGCCGGCGGCGGCGACGTGAGCGCAGGGTGGGACCGGGGACTGGGGGGAGGTCACGAGTCCTCGCTCTCCACAGCGTCAGCAGCGGCCAGGAGCTGCGCCGCGTACTGCCGGGCGTGCCAGGGCTCGCTTTCGCCGGCCTCGCGGCGGATCCACCCGTTGGGCAGGACGCGAGGGCCGACCGCGACGGTCTCGTCGTGGGGGATCTTCGACACGACCCAGTGCCCGTCCTCGATTAGCCGCAGCACGGCGTCAGCGGCGCCGGGCCAGCCCCAGTCGGGATCGCTGCCGTCGCAGAAATCGGCCAGGATCTTCGCGAGCTGTTCGCGGAGGGTGGCCCGACCCGCGAGCGGGGTGTCATCGGGTCGGGCCGGTCCCGGCGGGGTGAGGGCGTCCCCGGCGGGAGTCTGGGATGAGGTCACGACGTCCTCCCCGCGTGCCGCTCGCGCCAGGCGAGCACCGCAACCCCGCAGATGGTCCGGTCGCTGTACATCGGCGGGACCACGGCGAGCAGGAGCGTCACGGCGACGCCGACCGTGAACGCGGCGGCCAGGGGGATGGAGTAGCGGAGCGTCATGACCGCCTCCACTTGATGACGAGCAGCGGCAGCGGGCACACGTACACGGCGGCCGGTGCCACGTACACGCCCACCCACGCGTCACGGGGCTCGACGTAGACCGACACGCGGCCGAGCGTGAGGCGCCTCACGGCTGTTCGCCCCGGGCAATGCGGGCGTCGCGGTACATGATCGCCGCGATGCGGGTAAGCGCCCGGTCGGCCTCGTCGCTGGTGGCCACGTCGTTAATCCGGTCGCGGAAGTAGTCCTCGATGTCCTTGGCGACCTGCTCGCGGACCTGCCGCTCATGGTCGGCCAGCACTGCAGCGATGGCGGCCCGGTTTGGCGAGTTGTCGCCGCGTTCGCGGGCCTGTAGCCATGCCCTAAAAAAGACGTCCACCAGCTCGTCGGGTACCTGCTCGGGTTTCACAGCCCCTCCCGCTTGCGGTCGTTGAACTGAGCCCAGCCGTCGTCGATGGCGGCGTGGTAGCCGCTCTCGCGGCCCTGCCTGCGGCCTCGGTGCACGCCGTAGCGGTAGGCGACCCAGACGGGGAAGGCCAGGGCGACGGCGGTGATGATGACGGCGGTCACAGCCCCTCCGTCTCGTGGTCGTAGACCTCGGCGGGCTCGCCGTACGCCTCATCACGAGCAGCGCCCGCGTCGTAGCCGGTGACCTCGTCCATGCGGGTGTCGAACCTCGCCATGTCCCAGCCCTCGCGATAGCCCTCGTGGTAGCCGCGCTGGTAGAAGAAGTCACGCGTGAGCCAGATGCTCAGCCCGGCGGTGGCGCCCAGGACCATGAACAGGACGGCGGCGAAGATGAGGATCTGGTGCGGTGGGGGGATCACGCGTCCCCACCCCGCTCGGCCTCTATCTCCTCACGGACGGACGCGAGGACATCGGCGGCGGGCAGCCCGTAGGCCGCAGCGGCGCCGGAGAGGAGGCGAGCGTTCTCCTCGGTGAGCCGCGCGACTTCCTGCTCCAGCGCTACCGCTGCGTCACGGGCCCGGTCACGGTCGCCGATGAGCCGGGTCACCTCAGCCCGGTACGCATCCAGCACGGCGGTTTCTTCGGGGATCATTCGGTACCGCCTTCAAGGACGTCGGCGAGGGTTTGGAGGGCTAGGCACCGCTGGTCGTTGCGGAGCGCGTTCAGGGCGGTCGCGGCGGCGTCGGTCAAGCGCTTCACGTCGGCCTCGGCCGCTTCCTTCTCGGCGACCAGAGCGCTGATGTTGGCCTGCAGCACGTCCTCGCCCGCCTGGTGCGCCTTGGCCGCGCGACGGTTCTCCTCGCACTTCTCCCGGAGCCGCTTCACCTCGGCGAGCAGGCCGTCAGCGTGCGCGAGTGCGTCAGAGATGATCAGGTCGCTGTCGCGGTCCGGTCGCGCGGGGATGCTCATCCGCCAGCGACCGGGACCGGTGCGTCGGCAGATCTCACCGACCTCGGTGTGCGCCTTCTCCAGCGCGGCCTTGACGACGTCGAGGTCAGTCATGACCGGGCCCCCACGTAATTGCAGTCGTATCCGGGGGTCGCACCCCACTGGTAGGCGCGCTTGCAGCGCAGCGTGAGCGTCATCCCCGGATGCAGCAGTGAGCAGCGGGAGTCGTCGCAGGCGCGCTGTCGGCCGTCGGTGAAGGCGACGACGAACCGCTCCTCCATCGTCTTGTCGCCGGTGGAGACGAGCCGCTTGGAGACCGTCTGGATGGTGCCCGTGGTCGTCTGCCACGAGTGGTACTCCCACCGGTACGGCCAGAACGCGATCGCGGCGATACCGACGATGACGAGAGCAACGCCGACGGCGCCCCACTTGGGCAGGGTGAAGTCGTCGTCTTCCTTGGCCCAGTACCGGAGGACGAAGAACGCGATCGCCGTGGCGATGAACAGGACGCCCGCGATGGGCAGTCCGATGATGATTCCGAGCGATGGCATTACGCGGTCCTCGCAGCGGTCAGGGCGGGCAGGGTGGTGGTGCGGCGCGGCCGGGCGTGGCAGTTCTCGTGCTCGAACCGGCGCCGGCGGTAGGTGAGTCCCCGGCGGAACCTCCCGGGCCAAGCCGCGAGAGCGGCGGCGAGGTCCCGGGCGTCGCGGGCGGTGGCGGTGAAGACCTGCGGGTGGCGGGCGATCCAGGCGAGCAGCACGTAGGAGGCGACGAGGAGGGTGAGCATCGCGGCCACGGTGAGGGTGTGGGTCACGACGACGCACCCGCGATCGCGAGCTGTTCGGGGCGACGGATACCGTCACGCTCGGCCACCTCGGCGGCGCACCGTCGCAGCGCGGACGTGACCTGCTCGGCGGTGCGTTCCGGCGCGTCGTTCCAGTTGACGACGGACTCGACGCCGAGCCGTCCTTGCAGCGATTCGATCGCGGCGCAAATGGCGTCGGCCTCGCTGGGAGTGGCCTTCGCCATGTCCACGCCAGCCGCCGCGTATATCGCGGCTAGGGTGCACATGCCCGTGCCGCGCGGGTCATACAGGTCGCCCTGGTACCAGCCGACCTCATCGATGACGTCGGCCGTCCTGGCCAGGATCTCGGCGGTGTTCACGAAGGCACCTCCGTCATGACGTGCCGCTCCCACTTCTGGACGAACGCGGTGTCGATGGACTGGTTCGGGCGGATCGAGCCGAACGGCGTGCCGCACTGGCAGCGGCCGTACAGCTCGCAGTCGCCGTACTCGACGACCAGGGCATGCCCGCCCTCCCAGGTGGCCGGGAAGGTCTCCTCGGTCACGACCCCTCGCCTTCCGGGACCTGCGCCGCCTCGGGCTGCGGGTCCACGACCGTGGCATCCATCGGTTCGGGGGCAAGGCACGACGTGTCCACGTCTGCGGCGTGCGACCAGCCGAGCGCGTCGCGGACGATCGGCTGCTGGCAGTTCCGGCACGCGACCGGGTTCCGCTGCGCGTCCTGCTCATCGGCGATCCGCCGATAGTCCGCAGCGCGGCGGCGCAGATCGTCGGCCTCCCCGGCAGCACGGCGCATCACCTCGTCGGCGAGCCCGTCAAGGCTGTCGGCGTGGCCGCGTAGGCTGTCCGGGGTCTTGTCGCTGTACAGCTCGATACGATTACTCATGACGCGGTCCCTTCATGTCGGCGTCATCGGCGGCCCTCGGTAGCTCGGGGGCCGTCTCGCTTGTGGGGTGAATCTGGTCGGTAACGGCGCGCAGGTGGCGGCGCAGCGTCTCCTCCAGCGGCACGCAGGCACGGCAGTCGTGGTCGGCGGGCCGGTCCTCACCGCACGGCCCGCACCAGGTGAGCGGCACCAGCACGGCGCGTACGCCCTTCAGTGAGGACACGAGCCACATGGGGGCGATCACGATGCGGCTCCGATCGTGAGCTGTTCATCGGGATCTTCGTCGCTCCCAGACACGACCCCGGTCAGGCGTTGGGCAATCCGCTCGCAGTACCGCTCATCGATCTCCACACCGATGGCCTTACGGCCGATCGCCTTCGCGGCCAGCAACGCAGAACCCCCACCGGCGAAGGGGTCAAGAACCGTGGCCGGGGCGAGCTTGCTGATCAGGTACCGCAGAAGCGCCTGCGGCTTCTCGGTCGGGTGCACGCGGGTCGCTGCCGGTGACTTCGGGTAGCGCAGAACGCTTTGGTCTCGGCTACCGACCGTCTTGCCGTATCCGGCCGAGGCGATCAGCTCGTACGACGGCCCCCAGTGCTTGAGGTCGCCCATGCCGGGGTCGCCCTTGTCCCAGACGAGCATGCCGCGCAGCGGGAACCATGGCCCGAGTTCGGCCCACACGTCAGGCCAGACGTCCCAGCGGGTGAACCACAGCACATGGTTTGAGCGCAGCAGCGGGATCACTGAACGCTGGAGAGCGATGGACAGCCGCACGCCGTCGTTCGTGATCGGTCGGGCACCACGGCCGACGGTGCGGTTCGAGACGTAGTTGATGCCGTACGGCGGGTCGGTGACGACGAGGTCAACTGGGTCGAGGGTTGGCAGGACATCGCGGCAGTCCGAGTGATACAGCGTCACCGTGTCGTCGGCGTAGTAGGGGGCCATCACGACGCCTCCCCGCTCGGCACCGGCCGTACGGTCCCGTCGTCATCGAGCAGGCACCAGCCGTAGACTGCGTGATCGACTCGCTCGAGCCGGGGATGTTGTGACTGCTTCAGCCAGAAGCCCCTACGGTGCATCTCGGCGTCGCGGGACTCCGCCTTGCGGTGGCAGCCCGTGGTGGCGCTTCCGCACAGCAAGATCAAGTTGGCCGGAGAATTTGTTCTCGGGTCCGAGGACCCCCCGTCACCACGGGCCACCCTGTGCTGAATGCTGTAGTCGACTCCCGCGACACCCTTGACAGGGTCGCCGCAGTCGGCGCACCGCCAGTCGTCGCGCTGCATGACCAGAGCCCGGGTGTTGCGGTCCGGGCCGGTGTCGACGTGCTTGACGCCTTCGAGGTGCCACTGCCCGTACCAGCACTGCGCGACCCGCTTGGGCGTCTCCTTCCGAAGCCCGAGGTCCGTCACCTTGACCAGGGCGCGTTCGGCGGCGGCCTGATCGCGGTACGTCTTGGTGCCGCAGGCGCACTTCGACTTGAGGGTCACGGCTGCACCTCTTCTTTGGGGCCCTTGCAGCCCTTGTCAGCCCAGCGGCACGGGTCGTCCGCGGTCTCGCCGGGATAGATCAGGTGGCCACACGGGCGGCGGTGCGCGGCGTAGATGTCCGCCGACGGCGTATCCGCGGTGTCGTGGCGGCGGGTCATGGGTGCACGCCCGTCCCGGCGAGCTTCATCTCGTCGCGGGTGGTGGCGGACAGGGTGCGGCCGACGTCGATACGGGCGTGCACGGCTCGGATCGCCTCACGGCAGCCCGACACCTTCCGTTCCGCAAGATCGGCAGCGAAACGTTCATCGGCGGCGACGAGGATCGCGAATTGACGGCGCTCCTCCACGGTGCCTTCGGCACGCATGTACGCCTCCGCGTACGCCACCTCGGCCTTCTTCTTCGCCTCCGGCGCCGCATCGCCGAGCCCGCGGTATTCGGTGACCAGTTCGTCGAGCGCTCCGCTGAGCTGGATCAGGTGCGAGGCGATCTCGTTGGGCGTCATGTCCGCGCCGGGCTGCGCGTGCTGGCCGCTCACGCCTGCTCACCGCCTGCCGGGAGCGCGGGCGTGGCCAGGTACTCCAGCGGGTTGAACCGCCCTTCCCGCCACGCCTCCTCGATCGCCTCACGACCCCCGTCGGCGTACCGGACACTGAACCCCGTGGGAGTGTCAGAGCCGGGGCGTACCCTCGCCCACTTCACGGCCTCGCCCGTGCGGGTGTCGATGACGTCGCCGCCGACGATCTTCAACCGGCCGACGACCGCACGCCGGAACGACTCCCGCACCGCGGTGACGACCTCGCTCGGGTGCTCGGCCTTGACCCAGCGCAGGAACGCCGCGTCATCGACGCTGATCCCCGCCCGGGGGGTGGTGAGCGTCGCCGTGCCGACCTGCGTCCCGTCGGGCAGTTCGATGTCTACGGACTTGACGCCGAGGGCGTCCCGGGCGGCCAGCAGTGCGGCCAGGGCTTCGGCGCGTCCGGTCTGGTCTGCGTCGGCGATCAGCTCCTTCAGCAGCTTGGACAGCAGGGCGCCGCGCACCGAGTCTTTGAGGCTCATGCCGGGGACTCCTCCAGCTCCTTCTTGCGCAGCTCGAAGACCTGCTCGAACGTCGCCCGGTCATCGGCGGTGAGCTGGCCCCGCTGGGTCTTGCTGCTCATCTCCCCCCACAGGCCACGCAGCTCACCGAGCGAGGCGGCGGCGGACAGGCGGGTCTCGAACTTGTTGGCCCAGTCCCAGTCGGTGACCGGCTCGACCTGTGCGGGCGTGGACCGTTCGTAGGTGTGGGAGTCCGGCTCGGGCTCATCCGTGGGGATGCACAGCGCCTGCAGCAGCGCGATGCGGTACGCCACGGACATGGCTTTGGGTGCGCCCTTGTCGCCGAAGTCCATGGACTCGCCCGGCACCTCGGCGTCGATGAAGTCCCCGGCCGGGCCGTAGAACCGGTACGTCACCGTGACGGTGCACTCCCGCGACGGCTTGCCGCGGGAGGTCTGCACGTCCCGGTACCGGGCCTCCGACTTCGCGGGGACCGCGATGACGCCGTGCTTGCGGAACGCCGGCCCGACCGCGTTGATGACGGCATCGATGCCACGGAACGGGTAGTTCTGGTCGGTGTTCCGGCTGTTCTTGCCGACCGCCTGCACATCACCCATGACCGCGAGCAGGGCCTCGATTACGGTCGGCTTCTCGGTGTTCTGTTCCGTCATGATCGTGACCACCTGCACTTACAGCGGAGCCGGTAATAGGTCTGGTAGAGCGTGCAGAAGGAGCGCGCCTTCACATCCGCCTCCCGACGAGCGTGAGGACCGCGGCGAGGACGTGCCCCCGGCAGTCGATGACGTAGGTCTCGGCGTCGAACTCGGGCCCGGTCAGCGCCACGTCCAGCACGGTGGACGGGTCCTCAGCGGCCTGTAGGCGCAGCAGCGCGTCGGTCAGCACCTCGATGGCGGCCCAACCGTCCTCGGCCGTCAGGTGCCCGGCGTGGTCGCGGAGCGCGGCGGCGACGTCGGCGTTGGCGATCTCCCGGTTCTGGTGCAGCCGGGCCAGGTCCTCCCACACCTCACCGGTCAGCGGCGGTAGGGGGTTGCCGCAGACGAGCTTGTTGCGGCAGGTGCGGCACAGCGGCTTCGGCTGATGGTCGCGTGGGTCGAGACTCCACGCGATGGTGGACACGCACCGCCAGCAGCCACGGCAGGGTTGGAAGCCGCCCCCGGTGTAGGGGTAGATGACCGTCGTCTCGGCGGCGCGGTATCCGCTAGGCATCGGACACCTCCGTGGCGTCCCGAGCGGTGAGGATGTCCCGCAGCCGCTCGACGGTGGCTTCGGCTTCCTTCAGCTCGTCCTCGGCCTTCACGGTGCGGGCTACCCACTGGTCTCGCTCGGCGCGTAGCCGCTCCACCTCGACCTCCCGGTATCCGCTAGGCATGAGGCACCTCGCCTTCGACCTCGATCGAGGCGAACTCGACGATCCGCGTGGGGCCGTCGCCCGCCGCTGCCTTGAGCAGTCGCATGGCCCGCTCCAGCGCTCTGGCCGGGCTCACGGCCTGCGAGATGAACTGCGTCCCCTCGCGCCACGCCGTCACGCGGTACAGCAGTGGCGCACCGTTGGCGTCGCGGCCGAGTACGGCGAACTGGACAGCGTCGGCGTGCGGTGCGTCGGAGTGGACGGCCGCGAAAATCGCGTGGTCCAGGTCGCTGGTGTGGACGGTGCTCATGAGGCACCGCCGATGGACTCGATCGTGAAGCGGCCCCCGCTGTTCAAGCCGCACAGGATCCCGCCGCTCTGCTTGTCGACGTCCACGTACACCTCGACGTCCCGGGAGCGCAGGCGCGGCCTGGCGTAGTCGAAGATGACCTCGGCCAACTCGTCGGCCGTCGCTGCCACGGTGACCAGCGGGGGTACGAGGTGGTCGCGGCCGATGCGGTCGAACGTCACCCGATATGAGGTGATCGGCTCGTCGTGGTCCAGGTCGCTGGTGTGGACGGTCATGAGGAACCCCCGTACAGCTCGTGGATCGTCCGCCAGTTGCGGAGGACGTCCGCAGCACCAAGCCGCGTCAGCTCGTAGTTGGCGGCGAGGTACGCGACCGCCTCGTCCCGGGTGATGAGTCCTTCGCTCACGGCCTTGCCGTGCGCGTAGATCACATCGGCGAGAGGAACGATGGGCTCCGTCATGAGGCACCACCACGGCGGGCGAGGATGACCTTCGTCCACTGGGCGGTCAAGGCATCCAGCTCACGCCGCGAGTCACCGTCGAGGCCGTACCGGGAAGCGACAGCGTTCAACGGGTCAGGAAAGAGCGCGTCGTAGTGCCGCTCCGACGGGGTGAGCGGGCCACCAACAGGTCCCCGCCAGGTCTGGGCGAGCAGGTCGCAATGCGGGTTGAGCGGATGCAGCATCTCGACGTCGACCAGGCGGTCCCAGCCGGGCTCACGCTCGTCCAGCAGCGCCGCACCTCGGGCGACGCGGGTTTCGATGGTGTCGCTCAACGGGTGCTCCCCCGGTCGGCGTGGACGTGACAGATGCCGGTCGTGGAGTACTCGGCGAGGACGAGCCGCAGGTGGCCGTCGCGCACGATGGCGTACTCGTGGCCCTGGTAGTAGGTGCGGCGGACACCGTGGTCGTTGTAGCCGGTCATGACGCGTCGCCCACCCGGTCGCGAAGCCAGGACTGGACCTGCTCGGTCGTGTGGACCTGGACCTCGTAGCCCTCCCAGTGGATCACCGAGCCGGGGATGTCACCTGCGTATGCGCTGGCGCGCAGTTCGTCGGCGAGCGCCTCACGACCGACCGCCTGATGTTCGGCGTACCGATCGACCTGGTCATCAAGGCCGAGCAGGTCAGGCATGGACGTGTGTAGCGCCACCGCAAGAGAGGCAAGCTCGGCGACTCGGATGGGCCGCTGCCCCTTCTCGGTGCGGAGCACCGTCGTTTGATGCCAGTCGTGACCGTGCTGCTGCATCCGCGCGGCCACGTCTCGCTGCGTGGCGCCGATCTCCTCGCGGCGAGCGTTGAGGCGATCTGCGACGAGGCGGTCGATGTCGGTCATGCCGTCCGCACCTCCCCGACCTGCTCCCACTCGCCGTCAACCAGATGCGCCGCGAACGCGGGCAGGTAGCGGCGCGGGAAGGTGCGCAGGATCGTGCGTGCGTACAGGTCGTCTTCGCAGGTCCGCATGCCCGGCTCGTCCCAGCCGTCGGCCGGGGGGAACACCACCGCCCACTCGAAGCCGGGTGCGAAGGCGTTCGTGCCGTTGGCCTGCGCGCAGTGCGCGTTGGTGTCAGCGCATCGGGCGATCACCGAGGCAGGAAGCGGGCGGGCGTGGTCGGTGAGGCGGGTCATCGCGTACCGCCCGCGGGCTGCCCGGCGGCGAGGACGTCGGACTCCCAGAAGCGACGGTGCCCGCCCGGGGTGCGGAACGCGGCCTTCAGTACGCCCGTGGTGTCCCAGCGGGCGACCGTCTTGACGTCCACCCGGTAGTAGGCGGCGACCTCACCCGAGGTCATCACACGTCGCTGGCTGTCGATTAGGGTTGTCACTGGCCCTGCTCCTTCGGTGAGTTGTTGTGGGGCCTGAGGGTCCGTCCGGGTGCATCCGGTACGGGCCCTCGCTGTTATCCGGTCGCGCGCAGGTCACGCGCGGAGCGGGTGCGCCGCTTGATGAAGGCGGTCACGGACGCCTCGGGCACGCGGGACTTGGATGCGCGTCCTGGCGTGGCGATGTCGGTGACGTCGAGTTCGCCGGCGGCGATGAGCGTGTAGACGTGGCCTCGGCTGCACCGCAGCCGTTCGGCCGCCTCGGGGATCGTGAGTACGTTGCAGGTGGCGTGCTTGGGCTGGGCGGCCATCACGCGCCCCCGATCGCGAGCTGCACGCCGGGCATGGTCGGCGAGGAGACGAGACCAGCCGCGTGCAGTCGACGCCAGATCAGCGCCTCACCTCTCGGCGTGACGTACGTGGTCGACCGCTCCTCGGGCGCGCGGTCCGGGTTCACGTCCACGAGCCGGGTCTTGAGGTCGAAGTACTCGGGGATGTAGCGCGCGTACGGCTCGTTACGCCGCGAACCGCCACGGATGAGCAGCTTCTCCGCGAACAGGAACTCCCGAAACGCCCGCTCCTTGATGCCGAACCGTTTGGCGACGGTGCCGACGAGCGCCATACCGTCGGCGTTCATGGTGCGGCGGGCGCGCGCGGCCTCCGGCTCCAGTTCGGCGATCTTCTCCTCGGCGGCCAGCGCGCGACGCTCGGCGGACATGGCCATGTCGAGGATCTGCATCCGTCCCTGCGACGTAGACATGTCGGGGAGCGCGGAGACGCCATACGAACCGGTGCGGCGGATCGCCGGCAGCACCTCGGCCGTGACCCACTCCTGGAACCGTTCGGCCAGCTCCGCATTGCTCCGCATGATCAGCCGGTACATCCCGGCCTCGGAGATGACGGTCACGTCCTGGTCGCCGGAGGGGGTCGCGATCCGCGACGCCCCCTTGTGGTGGGCGGGGACGTGCTTGGCGAGTGCGTCGCGGGGGTTGGAGTAGCCGAGGGCAAGGGCGATATCCCGGCCGACGAACCACGGCTGGTCGTCCACGGTGACGGTGCGGACGTTCTGGCCGGTGGCCGGGAAGGCGAAGGGCGTGATCTCGGCGGCCATCAGGCGGACACCTCGTAATCGGCCACTTCGACGGGCTTGGGGGACGGGTCGGCGAGGATCGCAACCTTGGAGACCTTCAGCACCCGTGCGATCGCGCCGATGAGCTGCGGACTTGCGCCCCTGGCGTTCGTCTCAACGTTGCGCAGGCTGTTCGGGTGGATGGTGATCCTCTCCTGCTCGAAGAGGAGGTCGCACAGCTCCGCCACCGACAGTTCACTCCGCTTCCGGAGTGCCCGTATGGCGGGACCGTTCTGGTCCCGACTGGAGGTGCTCTGTGTCATACGCCCACACTAAGGCGTGATCAGGCGTGAAACAAGCCTGTTCAGGTCTTTTCACGCATGACTATGCCTGACAATGCGGTGGCGGAAAGTCAGGGAAAGTCATGGCCGGTTGCCGTGAACCAAATCATGCCTGGACACGTCTAAACACGCCTGTCATGATGCGGATGTGAGCAACACCGAGGGATGGCTCCGCCTCGCAGAGGTGGTGAAACGCCGACGTGCAGACCGTGCCTGGACCCAGCTCGATGTACACGTCCAGGGCGGTCCCTCAATCGACCGAATCCAAGCCATCGAGAGCGCACGCACCGACGGATACAGTTCGCACACCATCGCGAAACTGGAACGCGGACTGGAGTGGGAGACGGGAAGCGTCGCGGCGATCCTCGCAGGCGGCGAACCGACACCGACCGACAACCAGCCCACGCCGCCGGCCCGCGAGATGCAGCCGGAGATCGAGCAGTTGCAAGCCCGCCTAGAGGAAATGGACCGCAGGATCGCCGAGATGGAACGCAGGATCGGTCAGCAAGAGCACGTGCAGGACGGCCACCGGGGGCGCGACGCCGTCTGACCCAGGGGTCACCGAACCCTAACCGCTCGTCACGTGACATCACATATGTCCAGGTATGAGCATCGGTAGCCCCAATTCACGCGCGTGACCGCGCCACGCGCCGCGACCACGATGTACCAAGGGGACGGGCGTGTATGCCAGAGCCATCACACACCGGGGGCCAAGACCAAGACCTACCCGAGCTGTACCGAATGCTCGCCCACAGCAGGGCGAACACCCAGCGCATCGAGGAACTGATCGCCCGCAAGGAAGGGACCCCCACCGCGGAACTGCATCAGCGCCGCCGGCGCATCATGCGGATTGTGCCGTGGGCCTCGGCCGCGAACGTCGGCGCCGCCCGGCGCGGACTTCCCGCCAAGGTGAAGGCTGCAATGGGCGTGGGGGCCGTGGCCGGCATCGTCGCGGCGTTAATGACCGTGGCCCAGTCCGGCGTCGACCGTCCACGGCGGCCGCACGCCGCGCCGCGGGCGAGCGTCCCGGCGATGGCGCCACCGTTCATCCCCGCCCCGCCCCGCGCGCACGCCCCGCCGCGACCGTCGCACAGCGCTGCACCGCCGCCGCCTGCCCCTTCCCGCCCGCCCGCGCGCGGGAAGGGGTCCGCATCGTCGGCGCACAACCCGCCGCCCGGGGGCGTGGATTCGCACGGGACCATAGCCTCGTACAGCACCCCCCGGCCGATGCACTCGACCAACCCGCGCTGCCTGCTCGCATACCAGCGGCCCGTCAAAATGCGGCTGCTGTGCCGCGAGACCTAAGATCCCCGAACCCGAACTCAGGAAGTGCCCGTGGCCTACATCCGCAAACTGCCGTCCGGGAAGTACCAGGCCACCGTCCGCATGCCGAACGGCCAGCGCATCACCGAGACCGACCCGCTGAAGAAGGTCGTCAAGAAATGGGCGACCGAGCAGGAGGCGCGGTTCAACCGCGGCGATCACCGCGACCCGCGCGCCGGCCTGATCAAGTTGGGGGAGTGGCGCCGCCGCGTCTCGGAGAACCGCAGCCTTGAGCTGACCACGGTGGCGAAACTCGACACCCTGTGGCGCACCCACTGCGAGGCCCAGTGGGGGCAGTGGCCGATGGCCGCGGTCACGCGCATGGAGGCGCAGGAGTGGGCGAACCGGCTGCGTACCACACGGCGTGCCCGGCACAAGGGCCGGACCGTGCGCGACCAGGACGAGGACGTGCCGCTACTGAGCGCCGAGACGATTCACGCGGCCGTCAACACCATGAGCAAGCTGTACGCCCTCGCGATGCGAGAGAGCCCGCCGCTGGTGGCCGCTAACCCGTTCACAGACCTGGACCTGCCGCCAATCGAGCTGCAGCCGATCGAGTTCTATGAGCATGGGGAGGCGGAGCTGCTGTACGCCGCGGTCGAGCAGCGATCCGGCATCGAATGGCGGGCCGCGGTCGAGCTCGGCATGGACGTCGGGCTGCGGCCAGGTGAGATCTTCGGTCTGCACGCTCCGCTGGTCGACTGGCGCCGCCGGCTGGCGGGGGTGCGGCAGGTGATGACCCGCTACGGGCTGCGGGACTACCCCAAGTCCCGCAAGAGCAACCGCACCGTGCCGGTTCCCGAGGCGACGATGGAGCGGATGTCGGTGGCGATGCGGGGCCGGGACGCGTTCGGGGTGTGCACGTGCCCGAAGGTGCTCGCCGACGGCAGCCGCCTACCCGGCCGGGGCCCGTGCCCGGCGCTGGTCTTCAGGGCGCCGGAGGGTGGCCCGATCGACGACGGCAACTTCCGCGACCGGGTGTGGAACCCCGCCGTGGAGAAGGCGGGCATCCGCCGGTTCCCGCCGCGGATCATGCGTCACACTGCGGCGTCGTGGCTCGTGCAGGACGGGGTGCCGCTCTATGATGTGCAGGCGCTGCTCGGCCACGAGTCATATGCGACCACGCAGCGGTACGCGAGTCTCGCGCCGGACGCCCACGACAAGGTGATCGAGTCGTGGCAGCGACGCACCCGACAAGATCTCTCCGGTTCTTGACGCACCGGTGACGCATGGACCAGAAAGGCCCGCTCCCGATGATCTCGGAAACGGGCCGTTGACCAGGAGGTGGGCCCGGGTGGACTTGAACCACCGACCTCATCCTTATCAGGGATGGAAGAGCCGCAGGTCAGGGGACCGACATGTCTCTGACCAGCCAGAATTTGTCCAAGAGTGTCAGGACAGTCCACCCGTGTTGGGTGGTCGTGACGCACGGGTGACGCACGATCATGAAACCCGCTGCCCGATCTGTGAGCAGCCGATCTGCTCCCTGAGGCACGTCTACGACCGGCTGACCGTCGAGCGGGCCGACGGGCTCGCGCGCGTCGTCTGCGGCGCGGACAACCTCAAATCGCCCACCAGCGTTCCGGGGGCTACTCGGCTGGTGGCCGCTTCGGGAGCGTGACGCCTTTCTCGCGCAGCCACCAGCGCCACAACCGGACGGTCAGCGCGGACAGGTCCCCGTGGCCCGAAGCCTTGGCGCTCTCACGGACGGCATCGGCGAGTTCCTTGGTCCCGCCGCGAACGCCGACGACGTGAGGGTTCTTGTGCCGGTCGCCGTCTGCCATGCAACATCTCCCGAAAGTGGTTAACCACCCGGCTTGTGTGTGCATCGTATCAGGCGTACGCTAGTGGTTAACCACAAGAGGGCGAGGAGAACGCCATGATCAGCGAATGCGACGAGGTCAACGAGCACACGCCGCGCGACAGCGGTTGGGGCGTGCTCGGCGGTCTCGCCGTCATGTTCGTCTGCGCCGTGATCGCGGGCGCCGCGGTCGTGTTCGCCGGACCCATCGTCGTGCACGCCATCACCGCTCTCGCCGCCGCCGCATGGCACGGCACCGCTCGGCTGCTGTCGTGAGGCACCCGCCCCCGCCCGAACGCCAGCGGATCTTCGACCGGGCATTCTGGCTCGACGCAGCGGTCCTCTTCGCCGCGTTCCTCATCGTCGCCGTGGGGACGGTCATCTCCGACCACCGTCCGCTGCATCTCAAAGTCCCCGTGACCAGCTCGACCACCACGCCGAATGTGGCTGCCACGCCATAACCCGACCGGACCCAACTATCCAGAAGGAATCCCATGAACAAGACGCAGTTCGTCGATGCCGTCGCTGAGCGCATCGGCGACAGGAAGGCCGACGGCGTGGCCGTCGACGCCGTCCTGGAGACCATCCGAGACACCGTGGCCGCCGGCGAGAAGGTCGCCCTCACCGGCTTCGGATCGTTCGAGAGGGTCACCCGGCCCGCACGCGACGCCCGCAACCCGGCCACCGGCGCGACCATCCACGTCCCGGCGACGGCCGTGCCGAAGTTCAAGGCGGGTGCCGATTTCAAGGCGCGCGTCGCGGCGGGGGCATAGCGCGTCGACCGCGCGAAAGACGTCGCCCGGTCCGCGACCTAACCGCGGACCGGGCGGCTTGATCGGACTACTGAGGAGTCCAACCCGTGACCGAACCTACCCACCCGGGCGAGGAGAGCCCCCGCACGGGCCGCCCCGTCACCGTGGCCGCCGCGGGCGCCGACGAGGAGCCGGAGCGGTGGCCGGTGGATGCCGACCGGCTCGTCCGGTGGTCGACGATCGTCGTCGTCGTCCTCGTCGCGCTCGCCGCCGCCTATGTCTCCTACCGCCACGCGTACGAGCTCATCCACGACCACGGCGAGTCTGGTACGGCGGCGCGCATCGGCCCGGCCACGGTGGACGGGCTGATCTACGCGTCGGGGATGGTGCTGTTGCAGGCCGCCCGCTACCGGCAGGCCGCGCCGCCTCTCGCGTACTTCGGGCTGTGGCTGGGGATCGCGGCGACCGTCGGCGCGAACGTGGCGCACGGATGGTCCCACGGCGTGCTCGGTGCGCTGGTCAGCGCGTGGCCCGCGGTGGCGCTGATCGTCTCCTACGAACTGCTGATGAAGATCATCCGTGTTGGAGCGGCACGCGGCGCCGAGCCCGGTCCGGACGAGCGGGCCGCCACCGGGGACGCCTGCCCGCACGGTGTGGCGGCGACGGTGCAGGAGGCCGTCGTCAACGCGTGGCTGCACGCCCGTGACTGCCTCGGTGAGGAGCTATCGCAGCGCCAGCTCGCCACCGACTTTGATGTGAAGGACCGCAAGAAGATCAAGACGTGGCTCGATGCGGCGGCGCCGAAGACCGCACCAGTCGTGTTGGAGCCGCCCGCGGCGCCTTCAGCCCAGGAGGAAGCGCCAGCACTGAACGGTGGGCCGCCAGCATGAGCGAGTCGGAGCGGCGCCCGGACGACGAGCGCCCGCTGCGCGCCGTCCCCGACGCCGTCGAGGAGCCCGACGACGAGCCGGGGCGGGAGGTCGCGGTACGCGACGAGACCGCCCCGGCCGCCATGGAACAGGACGAGCCGCTCGACGGTGTGGTCCTCGTCGAGGAGCGGGAGCTGCCGGCGCTGTTGCCGCCCTGGGCGACGAGCGCGGCAAGCATCCGCGCGTACGCCGTGTGGCGGGCACGCTGGTCGGGGCACATGCTTGCGTTCCACGCCATCCGCACCCCGCTGTACGCCGTCCGTGTCGTCGTACGCGGCGTCGTTGGCACCGCCCGTGGCGTACGGGCGCTGGTCGCGTGGGTCTTCGATTGGCAGGCACAGCCGCTTCGCCGTGCGGCCGTGGAGGGCACCGAGTACCGGGAGTATCTCGCGCTGGTCCATATCCGCAACGACTACGTCCGCATCCGCGGGATCGTGGCCGGCGCCAGCCTCCTGGCCGTCGGCGTCGGTGTGGCCATCGAGGTGGCGACGTTCCCGGCCGCCCTGGTCCTCGAAGCCCTGCTAGGGCTGGCCGTCGCCGCGTGGTGGGGTGGCCCCGGCGAGCAGGCCGGCCTGTTCGATTCCCCGGACCTGCCGGTGCGGCTCGACCTGAACGAACAGCATCTCAACGGTGCGTTCCGCGCCGCGGGCCTGCTCAAAGGCAAGGACGAAGACGACGACGCGCCGCAGCTCCTGATGGTCCGGCCGCCGATGCGTGACCAGAACGGCTGGTCGGCCGTGATGGACCTGCCCCGCGGTGGCGGCAAGACCGCCAAGGACGCCCTGGGCAAGCGGGACGTCATCGCCGCCGAGCTGGGTGTCGATGAGATCCAGCTCGACCTGCGGCGGGTGCGTGCCGTGCACGGCGGGCATGCGGGGCGGATCTCGCTGTGGGCGTGCGACGACGACCCATACCTACAGGAAGAACCAACCCCGTCGGTACTCGCCGACATGGAAACCTTCGATATCTGGCAGCCCGTACCCTTCGGGCGCGATGCCCGTCGCAACCGCGTCGACCTGCCGCTGATGTGGCAGTCCATGTTCTTCGGTGGCCTGCCGCGGCGCGGAAAGTCGGCGTCGCAGCGACTCCCGTCGGCCGCCGCCGCCCTCGACGCGCACGTGCGGCACTACGTCGCCGACGGCAAGGGCGGTGGGGACTGGCTGCCGATGCGGCAACTCGCGCACCGGCTCGTCCTCGGCGCCGAACTCGATGCCGTGGCCGCGCTCGAAGACATGCTGGACGAGGTCATCGAGGAGATGGAGTCCGCATACCGGGTCATCCGCAAGATCCCGGCGCGGGTCGCACCGGACGCCAAACTCACCCCGCAGATCCAGCGCCGCTACAACCTGCCGATCTCCTTCGTGACCATCGATGAGCTGCAGGAATATCTCACGGCGATCAGCGAGACCAAGCGGCGGGAGGCGCTGATCGACCGGCTGTGCCGCATCTCCCGCCGCGGCCCTGCCGCCGGTTACATCTCGAACTTCGCGTCCCAGCGCCCGGACGCCGACAGTGTGCCGGCGCGACTCCGGGAGATCGTCACGTACCGGTACTGCACGCAGGTCATCGACCGCACGAGCTCGGACATGGTGCTCGGCAAGGGCAAGGCGTCCCAGGGCGCGGATGCTTCCGTGCTGGCCGAGGAGCACGTCGGGGTGGGGGTGCTGGTGACCAGCGCGGCGAACTTCACGACCGTCCTGTGCGACTACCTTGACCTGCCGGGCTTCACCGCCGTCTGCGCGCGCGGGCGCGTGCTGCGGGAGCAGGCCGGGACACTGACCGGCGACGCCGCCGACGATGTGCTGGCCCGCGCGGAGGCTCAGATCATCCCGCAGGTGCTCGCGGACGCGCTCACGCTGATGCGGCATGTAGAGCGGATCCACAGCTTCGACCTGCTGAACAGGCTCGTCAACCTGGACCAGGGCAGCTACGGGAACTGGTCTGTGGAACGCCTCGCGGACGAGCTCGCCGATGCAGGGGTGGAGCGCACGACCCGGCAGGTCAAGATCGACGGCCGGAACTTGAACGGCTATCACCGCTCCGATCTGGAGGCCGCCGCCGAGCAGTACGAGCGGCCGTCATGACCCCCCGGAACCGGCCCGTAGAGGCACGGGAGCGGCCCGCCGTGCACCCCCTCTACCGGGGTCTACCTCGCAGGTCAGCGGCCACCTACCGGCCCCCTCTACCCGGTAGGCGCTCCCCTCTACGGCGGGGGTCGCGGGTAGAGGGGTCAACCACCATCCACGGCAAGGAGACGATCACCATGCCCCCAGCCAAACGCGGGACGCCCGCGGGCAAGACCAAGACGCATGTCCGCGCCCACGCTCGCACCACCGCCGCGGGCCGATCGGTCCGGGTTCGCTCGCACAGCCGTACGGTCACCGCCTGGCAGCAGGCCGGGATCGCCTGGGCGGGCACGGCCGCGACCGGCGCCACCACCCTCGCCCTCGTCGTCGAGCTCGGCCTGACGCTGATCTCCGCAGTGCTGATGCTGGTGACCGCGCTGGTTGGCGCGCTGGCCGTCGCGGCGACGGCGAAGGCATCGAAGCCGCGACGCAGGATGCGCGCCAGGACGCGAGGTCGCCGGCGCCCGACAGGACGAGGGAGACGGCGATGACGACCCTGATCCTCGGCGTCATCATCGCCGCCATCCTCTACCGCATCAGCCTGGCGATCTGGCCGTACACCGCGTGCCGGGGCTGCTCCGGCGAGGGCACGAACGCCGGCAGCAACCGCAAGCGCTGGGGCAACTGCCGTCGCTGCGGCGGATCCGGGCAGAAGCTGCGCCTCGGCACCCGACTACTCGTCCGCCGTCGATGACCGTACTCTCGATACGACGAGGAGGCCCCGCCGGTCGTGATGACCGTGCGGGGCGTTTTGGTGTTGAGATGACTACCTGAGGTAACTCGGTCCTGTCCTTGACCGCCCTTCCCGCCCGGGCTGACGCTCGCAGATGGGAGGAGGTGGCATCATGGGCAACCTGACCGGCGTGTTGTGGCGTAAGGCCACACGCTGCGGCGGCAACACCGGCGACCAGTCCTCGGACGACAACAGCGAGTCGTGTGTGCTCGTCGCGGTCATGGACGTTGACGCGAGGGACTGACAGGTGAACGACGCGGCCTCCGGTGACCTGTCCCGGGGGCTGTGTCATGTGAGGAGGGCGGCGGGTGCACTACCACGCGTACAGCTACGAAGGGCCAGGGGAGGCGATCAAACCGTTCGACGGTGCGCGGCGCGCTGGCGGTGTCGGGTTTGATACGGCCGCCGTCCCTCCGGTGCGCACCGACTGGTGGCTGTGCCGCCCGGCCAGAGCCATCCGCGCGACCTGGGATGACCCGCGTGAGGGCGTATCGTGGCTGACCGCGCAGTGGCGCGAGAAGGTCGACGGCCACGAGATACATCCCCGTCAACAGCGCAGGCCCCACCTGGACTTTATGGCCGCCTTGAGCCTTGAACAGTTGTCGATGGGCAACGATGAGGTGTGGGCGTCATGGCTGAGTGGGGGGATGTACGCGCATTTCGCGGTGATCTGCTGCCCGAACCGTACGGTGGGCGGCCCGCCGTGCCCGATAGGCCGCGAGGACACGCGCCCGGAAGGTGCGACACGGTACGTGGGCTAGATCCCGATGACCGCCCGAACGTTTGAGCGAAGGCGTATCATCGGGTTCGGGATTGGAAGAGGCCCCCGGGCGGTTGCCTGGGGGCCTCCGTGTTGACAGGTGTTACTTGGCTGCCTCGCGCTCGACGCGGGCAACCTCGACGCACTCGTTCTGACTGCCGCTTCGGGTGCTTTTACGCCACTCGATGGTTTGGGACATGGGGATTGGATCTACTCCTTGGCCACGTCGGCGATCAGTGCCGCCGAGTCTTCCGGTGATAGCGCCGCATCAGCGATACGGTCGAACGCCAGCCTAAACCGTCTGTTCTGTTCGGCGCTCTCGATGTAGGTCTCTCCAGACAGGTCCTCGATGTAGGAGACCGCCGGGTCGACGTCCTCCGCGAACTCCAGGTGAGTGAACGCGCCCTCCAGACCGATGTTCGCGCCGGCCGGGAACGCCAGCACTCGCACCGACACGTTCGGCCTCCGCTGCTGTATGAGCAGCAGTTCGCGGAGCTGCTCTCGCATGACGTCGGGGCCGCCGACCTGCTGGCGGATAGCCGCCTCGCCGAGTATCGCGTGGAACTCTGGTGCGTCCGGTCGGCTGAGCAGCAGCTTTCGCGCGACGCGGGCACGAACCCGTTCCTGGACGGCTTCCGGGCTCGGCTTGGGCAGGCCGGTCGCGATGACCGCGCGCGCGTAGTCCTCACTCTGCAGCAGGCCGGGGACCAGCAGCGGACGCCACACGCGGATGATGGATGCGGCCTCTTCGAGACCGACGTATGAGCCGGTGAACACGCCAAGGTCCTCCCACCAGCCGCGCTCATGCGCGTTGCGGGCCAGCTCGATCAGGCTGTCGCGCTTCTCCGCTTCGACGCCGTAGAGGGCAAGGATCTGCTTCACCTGAGCTGGCGTCGGGACCTTACGCCGATTCTCGAATCGGTTCAGCTTGGAATACGACCAGCTCAACTGTGCTGCCGCACGCTCGACGGTCAGACCCGCCTGTTCGCGGAGGCGCTTGAGTTCGTCAGCGAGTCTGCGAGCGCGCACGGACAGGCTCTGCGTCGGTGCCATGGCGTGCAGTGTCTCGCGTGCCGTTGCGTCTACGCAAAGGCATCTGACCCCCAGTCAGAAAATCATGAGAGTAAGGCTTGAGTTGATGATGACATCACGGCATCATGACGACCATCCAATCCCGGCCGGGACTCCCAACCCGGCACCCCTACAGGGGAGTGATCCCCCATGGAGCATCGCCCGCGAGCGGCCACCATGACGCCGCCGAACGGCACACCCGTCGCCGCCGCGCCGTCGTGGCTCGCCCTCGAACCCGACCCGGTGTCGGCGAAGACCGCCCGCGTGTTCACGCGCACCCTGCTCGTGGAGGATCCGCGAGAGCTCGTCGACGACGTGGAGATGGTCGTCGACGAGCTCGTCACGAACGCGATCGTGCACGCCCCCGACGGCTACGTCGTCCCGCCGGGTATCTCGCCGTTAATTCACCTGGCGCTGCTGCCGATGCGCCGCTGGGTGGTCATCGAGGTGCGGGACCCGTGGCCGGACATCCCATGTAAACGAGAAACCGGCGACGCCGCCGAGGGTGGCCGCGGGCTGGAGATCGTGCACGCCCTGGCCGCCCGGTGCTGGACGAACCGGGGGGCAGCCGACAAAACAGTCCGTGCGATCGTGACCCGACCCGGCGCGAGGGTGACGGACGCGGAGCTGGACAGGCTGCGGCGCTCATGAGCGCCTCCGGCCGACCAACCCCGGTGATCCCCGGTTTCCGGCTTCAGCAAGACCCGCTCACCGACGAGTGGATCGGCACCTCCCGCTCCGGGTTCGTGATCCGTGGCTGGTCGCAAGGCGAGCTCGAAGCCGCACGGCGGGCGTTGTGACGGCAGATCCTTCTGAACTTCCGGGCCGCGCTCATCGAGGTGTACCCGGGAGACCAGTCGTTACAGACTCCCACGCGGCCGGGCCCCACCCTGTCCCCGGCGCGCGCGGGATTCCCCGGGAACTCGCCCCGAATTGCGTGGGGGGGCGGGATGCGACCCGGGAAGGGGCGCCGGCGATCTCCCCCGAGTCGCCGGGCCCGGCCGCCGCGAGGATGCACTGCCTCGCGCGGCCCTGCGGCCACCGGGGAGCGTGCCTTTGGGCGTCTGAGCGCTCCCCGGTGGCCCCTCACGACCAAACTCCCGAACGAAAGAGGCTTGCATGTGGTGGTTTGACCCGCTGTGGTGGCACGTTCCCGGCGCCAGCGGACGCCACTACCCGCCCGTCGTTCATCGCCCCCGCCGCCGCTGGGCGCGCCTGGTCAATCGACTGCGCAGGCAGCGGCGCCCCTGATCGGCCCACGGCCTCGGCATGCGCGGTGCCCGGGGCCGTGGGTCCACCGCACGAAGGAACAGGATCGGCTCGAAATGACCGGAGAAACACTCGTCGACCAGCTCCTGATCGGCGACGAGCAGCTCGACCACCGCGCGGAACGCATCCGCGCGATCGGCGTCACCGCAGATGACCTCGGGCTGGTCGCCGATTACCTGCGCGCCCTGGCCGAGCACGGCGAGAGCGTGGCCCATCTCGCCCAACGCGCCTTCGATGAGGCGCCGCCATCACATCCGGTGCGGTCCATGGACACTGCCGGGGACGTCGAGTTGTTCCTGTCCCATGCCCAGAACCTGTTCGGGGCGGCGCAGACGTTCGCCTCAGAAACCTTCGTGCGGATCCGCGACGCGGACACCACATGACCCCCGCGGCCCGCGGGTCGACGGCGCGCACCTGCGCGCTGCGCGTCAGCAAGGCGACTGGCACCGGAAGGAGGTGGAAGCTAACCGACCGTCAACGTCATCATGTCCAAAGACGTCCTTCATGGAGGAAGCAAGGATGGCAACAGCACAGCTCGGAGTGAAGACCGGCATGACGCTCCTCGACGACATGGAGCTGTTCAACCGCATCGCCGACCGCATCACCCGCGAGAACGAGACCATCGACCGGGCCATGGCCGGGAGGATCCTCGACCAGGCGATCCTGTTCGTCGCCGCGGCCGGGCGCAACCCCGGCATGGGCCTGTCCCCATCGGAGCAGATCGACGTCGGCTGGGACGCGTTCATCCTCTACACGAAGGAGTACTTCGACTTCTGCGCCAGGGTCGCTGGCCGTTACGTCCACCACACCCCGAACGACACCCCCGGCCACGAAGTCACGCTCACCAACGGCGACCCGATCCGCACCCCGGCCGAGACCGCGGATGTGCTCCGTGAGTGCGGGTTCTGGGTGGATGATGAACTGTGGCCCGCGGAGGCGAAGGCGAACTGTACGAACTGCTACGTCGGTGACCACGACAGCGGGACCGTGGACGATACCTGACCCCCGCCAGTAGTCCCCGACGACGAAAGCCCCGTCTCGCCCTCCGAAGAGGTACGAGACGGGGCTTTCTGTGGGGGCCCTGCCGGGGGAGGCAGGTCTAGGGGCGGCGCTCGGCCAGCAGGGCAGCGACCTCGCGACGTACCTGCCGCCGCTCAACTCGCTTCCGTCGCCGCTTTTCGAGGCGCTCTGTTCTGCTCCTGCAGTCCAGGCACCAGCACGCCGGGGACGGGTAGCGGCCGAGCATGCGCGTCATAACCGCGAGCCTACGCGCGAGCCCTGGCCTTCCCCTGTACGGGCGAGACGTTCTGCCGCAGCAGCAGCGCCAGCACAATGGACAGCGCCGTCACGGTCGCGCCGATCTGGTCGCCGGACAGGTGCAGCCCGAACGCCGCCACGGCGCTCAGCAGCGACGCCACGGCCGCGGTGACGGTCGAGACGACCACCGGGCGGGTCATGGCCGCGGTCGCGATCGTCAGCACCGCCGTGGCGATGACGGTGACGGCCGCGGTCTGGTCGTGGGATAGGGGCAGGCCGAACGAGACGAACAGCGCGACCGCCGCGTTGAGCGCGTACAGCAGCGTCGCCGGTTCGTAGCCGAAGATCTTCAATAGAGGTCTCCTTACATTCTCGGCCGCCGATGTGAAGCCGTCGGCGGTCCGCTTGAAAAGCGCTGGTCAGGTGGTGACTCGCCGGACACTCCGGCCGAGCTCGTGCCGTTTGGCGGCGACGTAGCGCCGGTTGGCGTGCTCGCCGAACTGCTGATCCTCGGTGCCGTCCGGGAAGCGGCGGACGACGTAGCCGCCCGGCGCGAGCGTGAACGGTTTCAGCTCACCGGGCATCCAGTGGGTGCGGGTGTCCGGCACGTCGTACCAGCCGGGCGTCACGAAGTCGGAGACGGCCACGCCGTCGATCAGGTAGGAGTCGCCCTCGACTGGGTCACACGCCTCGTAGGCGACCTCGTAGCCGCTGCCGGTGTCCTTCCAGACGTCGACGTGCGGGTCGACGAACGTCTCGACGATCTCGTGGCTTTCCGTGGTGCTCACGGGCACGCCGTACTCCAGGCATGGGCGCACGAAGATCCGCCCGTAGATCCGGCCGTACCGGTCGATCGAGTGGTAGCCGAGCGCCCCGGCCTGGTCGGCGTCGTCGAGCACGACCAGCACCCAGGCGCCGCGCGGCGCGTGCGAGGTCTTGGACAGGAACTGCACGCGGACCGGCTTCAGGCCGTACGCGGGTGCGACGTGCTCGCGGATTTGGCGGGCGCACGCCGCCGTCCACCGCTTCACGTCCTCGTCGGTGACGAGGGTCGACCGGTTGACGACGTAGATGCCGGTCTTGGGTCGTGAGACCCGCAGCAGCTTGCAGGACATGGCTTAGCTCATGTCCCAGCCGACGGGGTCCGTGCCGTCGTCGAGGCGGGTCAGGCTGACCCAGTCGCCGTCGGCCGGGGTCTTGAACGCCTGCACCGTCTTGCGCGGCCACGAGTCCGTGGTCGAGGCGGGGCCGCCGACCTTCAGGTCGTAGACCTCCCCGGAACCGGCCTTGTGGTGAAACGCCACCCGCACCTCGGCGGGCTTCGGGTTGTCGTAGACCAGGCCGATGGCCTTCTCCGCGCCGTGCGGGAAGGAGATGTTGGCCTTGGCGCCTTTACCCGCCGGGAGCTGTCCGCCGTAGGGCATGTCTTCCTCCTGAGGAGTGGGTGAGGGTGTGGGCTGCGGGACGGGCGCGTGCCCGCCGTGGGCGAGCTGGTCGAGGGGTAGCCACGACACCGATGCGTCGAGGCCGTTGAAGTTGTCGGTGAACTGCCAGATGTGCGGCCGGGACCAGCCAGTCGTGTTCACCGACGGCAGCGACGGCGTGAAGTTCGGCGGCCACAGCGAGGCGGCCCGCGCGATCGGCACCTTCCGCGGTGCGTCGGCGCTGCGCGGGTGGATGCCGCGGGCCCGCATCGCCAGGTGCCGCACGCGGGCCAACAGGTACTTACTCGGATACTGCGGGAACCACCACAGGTTGAAATGCTGCGACAGGTCCCGGCCGGTGTTGTTGGCGACGTAGCCGCGGCCGAGGTAGGCGCCGGTCGCCAGCCAGTCCGCCTCGGACCACAGCTCATCACCGAAGTCGCGAGCCCACCGGTTCGTGTCGGCCTGGTTCAGCTTTGAGGCTTCGAGGTCGAGCCAGGCGACCTCGCCCCGCACCGGCTGTACGACGTCGAGGAAGCGGCGACACTGGGACTTCGCGCTGGATTGTTCCGGCCGGGCGAAGTGGTAAGCGCCGCGGACCTTCGCCCTGCTCTTGGCGCTCGCGTACTGCGCACCGAACTTCGAGGACGTGTACCCGCTGCCCTCGGTCGCCTTGATGAAGTCGAAGTCGCCACTCGGCGCCGTGGCGCCCTGGAACGCGCTCACATCGAAGCCGTGCAGCATCACACACCCCTCCAATACGGCGAATCGCCGCCCGTCCAGAAGCCGTGGATCCCGCAGTTGCCGCAGAGGATCGACGGTGTCAGGCCGCCGTCGGCAGTCCACTGCCAGCCCTGCGAGCCGAGCGGCAGCGTCACGCGGCCCACCGGGTCGAACTCCGGCGGTTTGGCCGGGCAGTGGTGCACCCAGACCGGGTGCCCGTCCTCGTCACGTTCGACGTGCGGCTCAACGGTCGCCATCGTTCAGCCCATCCAGCAGGAGTCGCCGACGCGCACGACGGGCGTCGGAGTGGGGGGCGGCGCCGGGACGGCAGGCCAGGCCGGGTCGCCGTAGCCGAGCACGTCGCTCTTGTTGCGGGTGCGGGTCGCGCACTGCCCGCCGAGGGTGTTGAACTCGACGGTCGTGATGGTGCCGTTGCCGTTGTCCTTCAGGCACGCCCCGACGTGCTCAGGGTCGCCGGAGCGGTTGAAGTCGAAGAACACGATCCGCCCGCGCGCGGCCGTCTTCGAGGAGCGGCCGATCTTCTTCCAGTGCTGCCACCACGACGGCACCCACGCCCACGCCTTGTCCACCCCGCCGAGCACGGCGAGCTGGCCGGTCTGGTCGGCGCACCACAGCAGACCCATGGCGCAGAAGTCACCGTCGTCGTAGGCGGGGCTGTGGACCTGGTCGCCGAACCACGTCCCGTACTTCGTGCTGCCGTCGGCGTGCACGCAGCGGCCGCGCTGGGACAGGGCCATGGTCAGGAACGCCTCGCGTCCGCTCATCTGGAACCCCACCCCTACCTGAGCGTGGTCTGGTAGGGGCGCCCCTTGTCCGCGCCGGGCTGGTTCTCCAGCTTGGTGCAGTGTCGTGAAGCACCCCGGTTCGTGTAGAAGTGCCCGTGCTCACTCACCACGGTGCCGGTACGGCAGTCGACCCGGATGACCTTCAGCTTCGAGAATGGTTTGTTCATGTGGAACCTCCTACGGTCATTGGTCGGCGGTGCAGATCACGGCGTCCCGCGGGCCGTCGCCGGTCACCACCGTGGTGTGTGTCGCGTGGAAGCCATCAGGGCAGGCCGGGCCGGGAGCGCCGTCTTTGCCGTCGGTGCCGTCTTTGCCGTCCGCACCATCGGCGCCCGGCGGTCCCGCAGGACCGGCAGGGCCGGATGGTCCTGGAGGACCGGTCGGCCCCGCCATGCCCGGCCGCCCGCTGGTACCCGACGGCCCCGACGGTCCGGGTGACCCCGAGCGGCCAGGGTTGCCGGGGTTGCCGGGGGCGCCGGGCGGGCCAGGGTTTCCCGTCGGGCCCGGCAGCGGTGACACCTTCGGGACGATGTTGTGGTCACGCAACTGCTTGGCGAGGGTCTGGTTGTCCCGCCGCGCCTGCCCGAGCCGCTGGCCCAGGTTCTGCAACTGCAGGTACATCAGGCCGAGCAGCGCGGCGACGACGACGGCGAACAGCAGGGCAGGCAGATACACCGGAGGGCGGAAACGTCTCATGGGGTGCCCTTGCTTCGCAGGTACGAGCTGATCAGCAGCAGGAACAGGGGCGCGATGATCGAGGTGAACAACGCCGCCCAGATCATGCGGCGGTCGCTGGCCCGCTGTTGTTTGTCGGTCTTGCGTTCGGCCCTGATCTCGCTGATGTCCTTCTCGTGCTCCTCGTGGCGGCTGCGGTCGGCTTCGAGGTGCGCGTTGAACAGGTCCACTGAGACGTGCTTGTCCAGGCGCTGGTTGAGGCCCTTGAACCCCTCGCGCATGTCCTCGCGGATCGCGGCGAGGGTGCGCTGCAGCTCCCACGGGGAAGGCTCATCGGCCACTCAGACCCCCATCCACACGATCTCGATGCGGGACTGCGCCCCGGCGGTGGTCTGCCAGGTCAGGTTCGCGGCCGGTTCGCTGGACAGGAACACGTCGATGCTGATCTGGTCGCCGACGTTGAGGTACGCCTCCCAGAAGCCGGAGACGGCTTTCGGGTCCGCGGCGCCGGTCGGGATGAAGACCTCCGGGCCTTCCCAGCCTGCTGTGCCGAAGCCGGTCGGGGATGCGCCGTTCACGGCCAGGGCGGGGATCAGGATGGTGTTCGCGGCGCCGGTCCCTGCCACGGACGCGGTCGCGCAGATGGCGTACCAGCCGGGCGCCTGCACCGTGTAGACCGTGGGGGTCCCGCCCGACCATCCGGCGTAGGGGTCCTCATCGACGGTGTCCCAGGGGATGAGGGTGTGCGCGTTCTTGGTGACGGTGCCGGTCGCGGCGCGTCTGGCCCGGAAGACGGACTTGGCGAGCAGGAACTGCAGCGCCTGCGCCATGACGTTGAGCTGCGGCGTGGACTGTACGCCCGGGTAGAACACCGGCACGGCCGGGGGCTGCAGGCTCATTGCGCCATCC